TTGGTTGACAATTTGTCCAAAAACATCTATAATACATAGTATATTAACTAGTAAGGAGCTAAAGATGATGCAGACACTAAAACAATTTGTAAACTACTGCAACGACTTTTACGGTATGGGTGGCTTGTATGATATGGCCTTTACTAAAAAAGAAATAGCCCATGCGGTGGACATTTACTTTGGTCGCATGTCAGACCAAGTAACTTGGGGCGGTGGTGATACTGTAGACCGTGAACGTGTTTACGAGATTATGCGTGAAATTTATACTTTTGAATACAAAGTGGAGGTAGCGTAATGAAAAAATCAATTACTATGGAAGAACTTACGATGGCACAGGCCACGTACAAAAAACTACAATTTCTTCAAGAAGAGAATGCTGAACGTATTGAAAAACTAGAGCAACTCTTTGAGGATTTAGACTTAGGTGTGGTTGCAATTAGAATACCAGAATCAGATAGACTATCTAACGGTTGACATCTAAATCGAGTGACGCTATACTATTAAAACTAGGGAAACAGACAGGGGGAAGTAATACATGACGACATTGCTTAAAGTTGACAGGGTAGAAAAAGATTTATCAAAAGAAACGGACGCTCAGATCATGGAGCGCATTGGAGAGCGTTTTAACATCCTAACTGAAATGACCAAAGCGGTTATTACCAATGACGTTAGGGCAATGATTGTTTCCGGACCTCCAGGAGTAGGCAAGAGTTATGGCGTAGAGTCACTGCTCGAAAAAGAAAATCTGTTTGATCAGATACAAAATCGTAAACCCAAATATGAACTTGTAAAAGGCACAGCATCAGCACTAGGCTTGTATTGCACATTGTTCGAACATTCGGATCGAGGACACGTTATTGTATTTGACGATTGTGACTCAATCTTAATGGACGAGCTCAGTCTAAACATCCTTAAAGGTGCATTAGACTCTGGCAAATCTAGACGTATTAGTTGGAAAGCAGATTCACACAAACTTCGTAACGAAGGTGTGCCTAACTCGTTTACATTTAACGGTAGTGTTATCTTTATCACTAACCTTAAGTTTGATCGAGTGCGTGGTAAGATCAGACAACACTTAGAGGCGATACAATCACGTTGCCACTACTTGGATCTTACACTTGATACTGACCGTGAGAAGATGCTACGTATTAAACAGATTGCCAAAACTGGTGAATTATTCGAGCGTTATCACTTTACAAAGGAGCTCGAATCAACTATACTAAGTTTTATGGATGATAACAAAGATAGTTTACGTGAACTTAGTTTAAGGATGGCAATTAAGATTGCGGATCTTGTTAAAATTAATCCAAATACCTGGCAGAAACTTGCAAGGTGTACAGTAATGAGGTAATAGCAGTTTTCCCATGTTCGCCCATCTCCCTCAAATATGCTCCCTTGGGCGAACATTTTCGAATCCCCCGGCCCCCTCGCTGGGGGGTTCACCCTTTTAAAGTATCGGTCGGCATGAAAACATTTAACTATGTAGAAGACTATATTATTGAATTGTATGAAGGCAGTTATAGGTTTAATGCTAATAGTCAAGACATCGACTATCGTCTAGCCAGTTACGACATTAGAATAGTTCAAAGCATTCACAACCAGGTAACTTTCCAGAGCGTAGCACTGACAGATAAACAAGCAGAGCTCTGCGTTAAATTAGTAGAAAAATACACACGCCAATTTAAACGGGCAGGCATTGACAACTTTGCAATGCTAGAGTCAAGTACTCGGAAGTTTAAACTTGGCATACGCAAGGTTAATAGGGATTATAAGATCCATATCAAAGACGACCTGATACATGCTACGTTTCCCTATAACCTAAGGCTTATTTCAGAAATAAGAAAGCGTTCAGAAAAGTCTGGGGGTGTTAGAGCCATTTGGAGTCGAACTGACAAAGTCTGGAAGTTTGGGTTTACAGAACCTAATGTAAAGTTTACTATTAGTTTTGGTCAAGATTATGATTTTGATATAGATCCTAAATTGTTAGAGATAGCCGGTAAGCTAGCCAAGCAGGACTGGGAACACTATAATATCAAACTTGTGGAACATGATGGCAAGTACACTATACAAAACTGTCCAGTCAGTCTAAGCGAGTACGTTGACAAACACGCAGGCACTGATCTATTGAGTTTGGTAGACTACAGTGGTATCTGTGCCTACCAGGTTGACAATAACATTGCCAATCAGATTAAACAGGCTCATACTGAAACAGTAAGTGCATGTCTATTAGGCAAGCATATCTGGTTAGATCCAAAGAAACATTCGTTTAACGATATTATAAAGTATGCAGAGTTAACCGATAGATTTCCAGTAACTGTATACGACACACTAGGAAATTTTGGACCTTTCCTAAATCAAAATATAGAAAAAACAGACAGTAACTTTAAATATCTATATAGTCGCTTTTTAAATTTGTCTGAACGTGTTGGTCCTATATACCATCATGACACGGTACTACCTGATAACTGGCCGTACAAAAACGCAGATCCTAAAACTGCTAGAATAAAAATTTATTCATCAGCATCAAAGGATATGTTTATTGACGACATACCTTTATTAGTATGTAGCCAAAATTTTAATTATGGAAGTTTGCGCATACAGATGCTTGCAAAATCTGAAAAAATAGTGTATCATTGTGTTAAATTATGACAACAGCCATACTACATATCAAGGACGAAGTTAATTGCAAGATCGAAGGATTAGATTTAACAACTAGAAAAAACCTAGTAAACAAATTTAAATTTGAGATCCCCTATGCACGTTACTTACCAGCAGTCAGACTAGGTCGCTGGGATGGTAAGATCAGTTTCTTTCAGCTGAGTGGTAGCACCTTTGTAAACTTATTGCCAGAGATTATTCCTGAACTGGAATCTGCAGGTTACGATCTAGAACTAAATGACCTGCGTGAATACAATACTAATTTTGATTTTGAGGAAGTTACTGAGGACAGTTATGCAAATATATCCTGGCCCAAGAGACATCCTGCAGAAGGTCAACCAATTAAATTACGTGACTATCAGGTTGACACTATCAATAACTTTTTGCGCAACCCGCAATGCTTACAAGAGATAGCAACTGGTGCAGGTAAGACACTAATGACTGCTGTGCTCAGTAGTAAGTGCGAACAGTACGGCAGAACAGTAGTTATTGTGCCTAATAAGAGTCTAGTAACACAAACAGAAGAAGACTATGTTAACATGGGCATGGATGTTGGCGTGTTTTACGGTGATCGCAAGGAGTATACCAAGACGCATACTATATGCACCTGGCAGAGTCTAAACAGTCTGCTAAAGCGAACTAAAAACCAAGAAGCAGATATCGGTATAGGCGAGTTCTTGGAAGGTGTCGTTGGTGTTATTGTTGATGAAGTACACGGTGCTAAAGCAGACGCACTTAGAACATTACTAACAGGTGTAATGAGTCATGTACCAATACGTTGGGGGCTAACAGGCACTATACCCAAAGAAGATTTTGAGTTTATGAGTATACGATGTAGTTTAGGTGATGTTATTAATCGTATCAGCGCAAGCGAGTTACAGGACAAAGGAGTACTGGCTAATTGTAATGTAAATATATTACAGTTAGTTGAACATACAGAATATTCAAATTATCAAAGCGAACAGAAGTACTTGTTAGATAATACAGAAAGACTGGACTATATTGCAAGTGTAATCGAAAATATAAGACTAAGCGGTAACACACTTATACTAGTAGATAGAATTTCAGCTGGCACACGACTGTCAGAAAAGATTAAAGACGCAGTGTTTGTGCAAGGGGCAACTAAGTCGGCAGACCGCAAAGAGCAGTATGATGAAGTTGCCACCACCACTGATAAAGTTATTGTGGCAACGTATGGCGTTGCTGGTGTTGGCATTAACATTCCCCGTATTTTTAATCTGGTTCTCATTGAGCCTGGTAAAAGTTTTGTACGGGTTATCCAGTCTATTGGTAGGGGTATTCGTAAAGCCCAAGACAAAGACTTTGTACAGATATGGGACGTAACTTCAACATGTAAATTTAGTAAAAGACATTTAACAAAACGGAAGCAGTTCTATAAAGATGCTAATTATCCGTTTCAGATAGAGAAGATTACATGGCAATGAAAAAATTAGCAGTATGTGGGTGTAGTTTTTCAGCACCCAGTAACGACCCTAAACTCAAAGGAACAAGTTGGGGAGAGCAACTGGCAGATATGTTAGGCTGGGATCTATTGCATTATGCACGTCAGGGTGTTAGTAATGGCGGCATACGTGTAATGATAGACCAGTGTATTAAAGACAAAGTAGACTTTGCAGTAATAGCGCCAACGTTTCATGACAGAATGGAGATACCTGCCACAGCGGCTCCTTTTGATTGGAACAAGTCAACAGATGGTTGGAACCCACTAATACAACAGCACTTGCAAGACGTCGATATTAAAAACGGTTACCAAGAAGACTTGGGTGTACAGAATATTAATTACGGCAGTAACAACTACACACTGATTAGTGAAACAATCTACACACTGGCAGAAAACTTTGATCATCCTTATCGTAGTCAGAAACTAGATAAAATGACAGCCAGTGCAGTTAAACAGTATATTAACTTCATGTACGACAGCAATTGGAAACTTCAACAAGATCGCTGGATCATACGTGATGGCATCATGCAGTTACACTATCACAAGATACCTTTCTTACTGGTAGCCTGTAACATATGGACAAGCGACATGGTGAGAGATCACTTTCCAGATGCAATACCTGATCATTGTTTAACATTAGATTACAAAGATACTCCTGCATACTCAACCAATGAGTGGCCTTTTGAGGGGGAGGACCCAGGCTATCACGGTGCAGTAGAAAGCCAAACTTACCTAGCAAAAAGATACAAGGAAATTATTGAATGTCATTCATAAATCACAAAGAAGAATCATCAGACATTAGTTGGTTTGAGGATGATGGCACAAATATCGGCATGCTTAATGACAATGGTCGTAATAGATTCTACGACCAGGCATTAAAAAGCATTTGCCAGAATAAAACGGTTGTTGACATTGGTGCAGGCACGGGATACTTAACAGCATTAGCAATCAAGCACGGCGCAAAACATGTCACAGCAGTAGAAGCCAGTAGTAAACGTTGTGCATTCCTTAAAAACATGATAGAGAAACTGGGGTACCAAGACCGAGTTACCATTGTAAACAAAAATTATTTTGACACAGACTTACACAGCGACATAGTCGTAAGTGAAACAATAGGTGCGCATATCTATAATGAAAACTGGTTGCGACTTGCTGACCATGCAAGAATTCGTTGTCAATATATGATACCAGAGAAGTTTTCAATTAACATTGACTTGTACGAAAATCATCCTATCTGGACTACATGTATGCAGGAAAGCATGGCATTTAACTACAATGAGAACAATCATCCTGAGTTTGCAGATGTTCTGAATAAAGAGATGCAATTAGAAGACCGTGGAGAACAGGCAAATACCATACCTAATCTATTTTCACACCTACACAACTTTGAGGACATAAGATTAAACAAGATCTGGCAGAGTGCCCCAATAGTTATAGACCACATGGAGTCAATGGTTGTTCCTGAAATAATTATACCTAGACATGTATTTTCTGCGTTAGGTCAAAAACTACAAAGGCTAGGTCCCAATGATTGGGTATTTTTAAATATAAACTGGCATGCAACATTCCAAACAACAAGTATGTGGGTGTCAGATACTATTTGGCAAAATGTGTGTAAGTGTATAGCAATACCTAAATCTGATTTACGTATTTATTTTAGCGAACAAAAAAACAAATGGATGTTTCAAAAATTACAGGATTAGTTATAGTAGCACACCCAGATGACTGTGCTATACTTGCTGGAGGATTTATACAACGATATAAATCCAAGATCAACTTTGATATATGCTATCTAACATATCGACACCAGGACAGCAGAGCTCGGGAACTTGCCAAATTTTGGTTAGCAAGAAATATCGATACACAGTTTTTAGGCTATGTAGATGACTACCGTGACATGGAACACGGTATAAGTTTTGATACTGCACAGGCAGAATTAGATATAATAAGAGTAGTTAAGAAGACACAGGCAGAATTAGATATAATAAGAAAGAAGAACTATGACCTAGTAGTTACGCATGCCAAGGACGGAGACTATGGACACATACACCACAAGTTTGTACATGAGTGTGTAACAAAGATTGATGTACCCAAGGTTTACTTTGCTAACACAGAAGTGTATAATAATAAAATAGTGGAAAAGTCATGGTATACTCTTGATGAGTTACCTCTACATAGTGCTGTTATAAAAGACGAGTGGAGTTATCTAACAGGCGAATACTACTATAACATAACAGAGGACGCACACCAAATAATATATGAGAATACTAACACTCAATGACTGACAACACAAAAACAAGCAGTGAAGAAGACTTTGACTGGTTCAGTAACAATGGTATTTTTATGCCAATGATCAACGACACTGGTAGGAACATTGCATATAAAAAAGCAATTGAGAAAATAGCGCCTGGCAGTATCATGTGTGACATAGGCACAGGTACAGGATTGTTAAGTATATTAGCCGCCAAAGCTGGAGCCAAAAAAGTCTACAGTATCGAAATGGACAAGGGCAGGGCTGAGTTTGCAATAAAAATAATTCAAAAACTTGGTCTTGACGATACTATACAAGTCATTAACAAAAATTTTTACAATTGCGACAGAAATGATATCCCAGACGATGTGGATTATTTTGTTTCTGAAACAATTGGATCACAAATATTCGACGAAGAAATAATACAAATAGCCAACAAGTCAAAAGAGTAATGTAGAACATACCATATGGGGTAGTCCTGCAAAAACAATTTTAGCCAGAGTAAGAAACACAAACGCCGATATAAAAATATGGTACGATCATAAAATAGAAAACTGGAGACTGAATTACTAATGCGAATTTTAACACTTGAGAATAAATCTTTTGAAATGAACGCAATACCTGATGACGTAGGTGATTTGCGTTTCTGCGTACTAGACAACTCAGATGCCAAGGATCCAGATTATTTCTTTATCCCATTAATCTTTATGGAATCATTTAATAGTCCTGCACTTGTGTTAAACATTGGCAATAATATTATCAAGATGCCGGTAGACTGGCAAATTCTAATTGGTGAGCCTGATTTAGGTGACCTAGAAGTACTTCCTCTCACAAGTGTTAATGACAGAGGGTTTAGTGCGTTTGCGTTTAATCCTCGTAGCAGTTATCGACCTGAGTTTTACCCAATAGAAATAGTTGACATATACCAAGATGTAAAGTGGTACTTTCCTAAACTTAAACCTGGACAGCTATTGGCAGTGCCACTGACTAAGGGCGATAAACCACTGTGTGCATATTTCGTTAAAGATATAAGCAGACAAAGTGAAGTTGTAGATTACAGCAAAGTATGGTAGATAAGTTATCAATTAAAAACGAAATGGCCATGGTTGATGGCAAGGTGCGTGATTTCTACGACGACCTTACTGAAGATGAACGTAAGAAGTTTAGTCCTTATGTACTAATGAAGTTTTCAGCAAACGTGTCTGGCAACCTGGACCTTGCTGAGTATTACTTGCGTAGGTGCAATGACACAACAAATAAAGACTTCTTTAACATTAACAAACACCCCAAACTTCAGTGGTTATGCACAACAACCATAAGTCCTAAGATGGGAAACACATACCATTATTGGTTAACAACTCCTAAGAACGGCAGTACCAGTAACAAGGAGCGCAAGTTCTTGCAACAGATATACCCCAATGCCAAGGAAGATGAGTTGGAGTTATTGGTGAAAATTAACACCAAAGCCGACCTTAAGGAACACGCTCGACAACTAGGTTGGTCTGACAAAGAGATTAAAGATGCCTTTAAATAAATTTCTTGGCTACAACACAAGTCACACTGTGATTAATGGTGAACATTTTTATCAGATAAAAGACTTCCTTGATGACAGTACTCAACTGCAAATGGTTGCAGATATTGATCGCTTTAAAAGAGAACATCAGGGAATTCATCCACATGTAGCTGGAAACTCAGTAACTGATATGCATACTCGTGAACAGTTTCAAACTACATTGTGGCGGACATTTTACGATACTATTGTTAAGATTGTGTCAGAAATTGAGGGGCAGGAGTTGCACATAATTAACGCATGGTCAGCAACAGCACATGCAAACAATGTCGATGACTCCTACTGGCATCAACACTTAACTGCTTATTCATTGGTGTACTATCTACGTAATTTTGATCCTGCTCATGGCACACACTGGAAACCAGCTGACGATGAGGAGTTTATGATATTTGGTTATGAGAACAGCATATCATTTTTTACTGCCAACTGGTCACATGATGGCGTAATGCCTCGCTGGAGACGAGAGCAGTATCTAACTGAACATCCAAGGCATGTACTAGCGGCAGAGATAGCCTGGGGGCCTGGATGATATCACATGTTGTAGCCAACGGGTGCAGTTACATGGACACGTATACTAGAGGCCGAGGTCATGACGACCTAGCATTAAATCTGCAAATGCAAAGTGAAGACATCAGTATTACAGGCAGTGCGAACAGTAGAATTATAAGAACAACACTCAAACATAGTTACGAGTCAGAATACAAGTCACTGTATGTTATTGGACTTACCTTTATCAGCAGAGAAGAATTACCTATTTGCCGTTACGATGAGTACTCTTTTCCTAAGGAACAAGACATATGGGAAGGGGCGTGGTCTAATCCACAAAATCAACAATTTGGTAAGAATAGATGGATACCCCAATGGACTGATGCTGATACAAAACAATGGAAACTGTTTAGAGAAAAGTACGAAGTAGGCACCATGGTGGATAGACTAGAAAACCTTATGTACCAAATGTTGTCATTGATTGATAGTTTGACACAACGTGGACATAGCTGTATAATATATCAACAAGCAGACCATTGGTGGGACGGTATGTTGCCTGAAGAGTTCAACAGGATACGGCTATTAGCAGGACATAAAAATATCATAGGTGATTTTAAGTGGTGTGCAATACGAGAACAACACCGAGCAGGAGTGGCATGTGTGCCTGGCGAAGAACACATTGAGGCTGAAATTCGACACAGACAACCTGGCGAACACAAGTGGTTGAATGATTATTTGGAAACGCATATAAGAAAACATGAGTTACACCTGTAAGTATTGTACCAAGAGCTATCGCAAGGAATCAACACTTGCGGTACATCTTTGCGAGCCCAAACGTAGAGTACAACAAGAGTCTGAAACAGGTGTGCAGTTTGGACTCAGGGCATATAAGCGTTTTTATGAGATAACTCAAGGGTCAGCACGTACTAAAGACTACGAGGACTTTGCTAAGAGCCCATACTATATTGCATTTGTAAAGTTTGGACGTTATTGTGTAGACATACGTGCCATAAACTTTGTGAACTTTTGTGAATGGTTACTGAAAAACAATAAAAAGATTGACCACTGGACAAAAGACAAGTTGTACCAAGAATGGATGTTGCCCTACATAAAACGTGAACAGTCACAAGACGCACTTGAACGTGGTGTTAAAGAAATGTTGGACTATTGCGAGGAACATCCTGAACTTAAGAATGGTATTACGGATTACTTTAGATATGCTAACAGCAATCGTATATGTCATCACATCAGCACAGGCAGAGTAAGCGCATGGCTAGTGTTTAATAGCGACAGCGGACGAGAGTTTTTAGATACATTGAATGAAGAACAACTTGCTATTGTGTATCCTTACATTGACCCAGAGTACTGGCAACGTAGGTTTATAGATTTTGTAGCAGACACAGAGTGGGTTACACAGGCACTTAAGGACATTAGGCTATGAAGTTTCAAGCAGATATTGACATAGACTTTGGTGCCAGAGATCGAATACTCGAACACATTAAACATATTCCTGCCAGCATATATCGCAATGAAGAGTTTGTGCCGCATAACACAGGCGTGTATGTAAATAATATACCACAACACCCAATAACTAAGTTAGCAAGCATTGACCATAAAGAAGCAGAACAGCGTGGTTATGTTAAACTAGACTTTCTAAATGTTAGTGTGTATCAGCAGATTCAGTCAGAAGAAGAGCTTGATGTGTTAATGGCCACAGAGCCTCCCTGGGCTAGATTACAAGACCCAGAGTTTGTAAAGAACATCATACATATCAGCAACCATTATGATATTGTTCAAAAACTAAAACCTCAGACTGTTGATGAGATGGCGGCTGTACTAGCAATCATACGTCCCAGTAAACGGTATTTGTTAAACAAAGACTGGGCGACTATTAATCAGGAAGTATGGACTACACCCAGAGATGGCAGTTACTACTTCAAGAAAAGTCATGCAACTAGTTATGCATATCTTGTAATAGTGCATATGAACTTGTTAAATATGATATGAAAATCTATATTGATCACGTAGCTGAGTGTATGCAAGATTTTGTTGAGTATACTCTAAACACTGTTTTTGTTACCGGAAATTTTAGTATCACTTTGGCGCAGACGAGGTCAATGCAAGAACGTATCTTTTCAGTTAACAATGCCACACTAAACAATCTGGATGGTGATAACAGAATCTATATCGAGTTTACTCAGGAAGACCTTTTACATATATCACAGATATCGTTAAATCTGCCTAAAAGAATAAGATTAGGATCGGAAGGGGATCTGTCTGTAGATACAATCAGTAAGTTATCCAACAATTATTATCAACAAGCTCTAGACGATATTATAAAACTAACTGACGTTATACCAGACTTCTACAATGAAGTAAAAGGATCTGATTGGCCCAATATTAAGACTATTACAGAATTTTACGAACTACCAGTTCACATTGTTGACGAATGTGCTAAACAATTTGGGTTCTCTCCTAAGTTGTTAACCAAGGAATATCCCGACGCCAGTGGACCTCTACTGCGTAAGTACTTTACTAACTGGTTCTCCGGAGTTAACCCATTTATGCAAAAACAAGATGAGGTTGTGTACACAAGCAATCAAAACGTTTACAAGTTACCGTTTTTAGATATCTTTAATACTGATAACATGTTGCAACACATAGATGATATTGCAAAACAGTTTGGGTTAACATTGGTGGATAAGAAAGAACTGTCTAGGAATCTCAAGGATTCACGACACTTTCACGAAACTTTTGTGAAAAGACAGCAGTGTGTGGGATTAAAGAAAGAGGTAGACGACATATTAGAACAGTCTAGGGGTGTGCGTATTGATTTAACAATAATGCAGGAATCTTACTTAAATGCAAAATTAGGAGGAGTACTGACAGATTTGCCCCGTATAGACAACACATCTATAATTTTTGATGCTATTGGGTAGGTTTTCGTACTAGTGTTATTGCCCTACGTTTTGTTCGTTTTAAACTTAGGTTTTTAAGACTCAACTGAGGACCATACTTAATAACAACGTCTTTGCTGTTAAACGTTTTAAGGAATACCTTAAATACTTTCCAGTCGTTTTTTAAAAACACATTAATAGGCATTAATCTATTAGATTCCCACCACCAGGAATCTGCCAGTTCTAAGAATTGTAGACGTTCTTCAGGGGACTTTAACGCAGAATAATCATATAGCGTGGTAATAATTTCATCGTAATTTTGTATTATGCCGATGTAATCGTTGCCTCCATAGACAACATAACTCAAAAAAGGATATTTGTCTAAGAGTTGATGGAATTTGTTGTCTGTCACAATAAATACAATATGCAATTCATTACTCAATATTTATATAGGCAAAAGATACCTTGCCAAATAGTAGAACTTTTGGACACCAACAGAAGGACAGTCAGTGTGTATAATAGAGACATAAAAGCCTACCGTGGGGTAGCAAATAAATTCTTAATCGAAATTAAAAACCAAGATCAGAAACCCATTAATATCAGCGATCGTACAATTAAGTTAAATGTGCTAAATCCAGAGACTAATTCGGTTTATAGCACAACCACTGCCATTATTCATAGTGCCAGTAAAGGTCAGGCACTAGTGACACTAGATGACAATAACTTACTGGACTTACCTGCTACCTATTACAATTACACCGTGGCAGTAACAAGTGGTGAGGGTAATGACGAGATTGCATATGCTGACGACAACTATGGGGTGCGTGGCACACTGCAAGTATTAGATGGTCACTATCCAACGTTTACAGCCTCAACTGAGCTCACTGTTAATGCTGATAGTAATGTAACAAGTTATGTTATCAGTGACAAGAGTTCCAACCAGGGTAGTAAGTTGCATACTGCGGCATTTTACCTAAGCAACTATACAGGTAATATCCTTATTGAAGGCACACTGGACGATACTCCAAACTACGCTAGTGCAAATTACTTTACCGTACAGACAAAAACATATGCCAGTGCAACAGGTACGTACTATGCAACCTGGACAGGTAACTATAGAGCTGTAAGGTTCACTCAAGTAAAAACTTCAGGGAGTATAACCAAAATACTATATCGTGGCTAAACGTATAGTATGTTTTGGCGACAGTTGGACTTACGGATCAGATTTAGTTGATCCTGCACTTGTTCCTAAATTAGAAAGTGAAGGTTACGGCGTTGACGACGCTGAATACAAATACTTTCACGAAAATCTTCCTTACAGAGAAGAACATAGATATTCCAGTCTACTCGAAAAAGCATTAGGTACTCCTGTTTTAAATTTATCTAAACCTGCCGATAGTTTAATAGGTATGCGTGTTAAATTTATAGAATGGGTGCACCAGCAACCCAAAGATTGTTCAGACAGTCTAATAATATTTGCCACAACCTCACATGAGAGATACAGTTTTTACTCAGCAAAGGACAAGCAATGGCTAAGCAGTGGCTACTTGCAATACGGTGATCAGCACCAGCCTTTAGTTGAACACTGGAAAAGACATTTGGTGCATAGCAGTGGTCCAGAACTGCATGATTATACGTTATTGGATTTTGTTATGTCATCAAGAGCACTTTGTAAAGAACGTAATATGAAATGGGTGTATGCTCCTGTTTTTCCAAAACGCACTCAAGGCAACATCGACGACAAGTTTGTTACAGAATGGAGTATGATGGATGTATGCACACACCGAGCAATGGAAGGACATAAAGTCTGGGCATGGGGAGAACATCCCAACGAGCTTGGTCACCAATTTATAGCAAAATACTTGATAAGTTTTATGAAAGAGTGTAAACTTATATAGTGAATATTATACAGCAAACAGTCTTAGATAAATTGCCCTCAAAACGCAAGACAGCACCAAGTGGCTGGACTAGCTTTAATGCACAGTGCTGTACACATTTAGGCCATAGTCAAGACACCAGAGGTAGGGGCGGTATTATAACTGCACCAGACGGTTCGATATCCTACCACTGTTTTAACTGTAATTTTAAAAGCACCTGGCGTCCAGGGTGGCATTTTAACTTCAAGTTTCGTAGACTGTTATCCTGGTTTGGGGTAGCACAGAATGATGTACAACGTTTGGTGTTTGAAGCCATGCGTATCAGAGAAGAGCTTGTTGATGTTGTTGAAGAGATTGACAAACAGCAGGAAAAAATAGAGTTCGACCCAAGGCCACTGCCTGAAGAAAGTGCAGATATTAGACAAGTTGCCACAATGATGGCATTAGATCCCAATTACGAAATAACTCAGAACTTCAGAGATGTTGTCGGCTATGCAGTTGAGCGAAAGATTAACACACAACGCTATCCTATATTTTATAGCACCAGCAGTAATGTTAATATGGATAGGCGAGTTATTATACCGTTTACCTGGCAGGACAAGATAATAGGATATACTGCAAGAGCAATGGATCCCAGCATAAAGCCCAAGTACTTTAACAGTTATGATAGCAATTATGTATTCAATACAGATGCACAAACCAAGGACACCAAGTTTGTTATTGTGTGTGAAGGTCCTTTTGATGCAATGGCAGTTGATGGAGTTGCTATATTAAGTAATAACATAAACGACACACAGGCTGAAATAATTGATAGGTTGGGTAAACGAGTAATTGTGGTACCAGACTTTGATCGAGCAGGACAGCGTATGATACAAGACGCAATAGAATATGACTGGGAAGTTAGTTTCCCTACATGGTCAGAAACCTGTAAAGATGTTGGAGAAGCGGTACAACGATATGGTAAATTATTTGTAGTAAAAAACATCTTAGATAACGCACAGGCAAGTAAACTAAAGATTAATTTAATGCGTAAAGCAATAAAATAATGGACCCAAAACAAAAGTTTTTTCTTTTTAAACAGTCACGCAATTTTTGTGCGGTGCCCTGGAACCACTTCAAAGTTGAAATGGATGGCACAGTAAAAACCTGCGTACATGGTATGGATACGTTGGGCAACTTATCCACCGACAACATTGATAGCATTTTACATAGCCCTGTAGTAAAGGATATAAGACAAACTCTGTATCAGGATAAGCCGCATAAAAATTGCACACATTGCACCAGACACGAGGACGAAAGTGATCACAAGTACCTAAGAGATCTTTACAATCCCATGTTTAAGTTTGAGGACATAGATTACAGTGACGATTCTGCATTCCAACTAAGAGCAGTTGATCTACATTGGAGTTCTACCTGTAACTTAAAGTGTATTACGTGTTGGGCAAATCAGAGTAGCAGTATTGCACAGGAACAGGGCAAACCAGTCTTACATACACCCAATGACCAAGCAGACAAGATAATAGACATAATTGTCGACAACCAGCACAACCTTAAAGAAATATACCTGAGTGGCGGTGAGCCTACCCTCATTAAGCATAATCAAAGACTGTTAAAGCGTTTGGACAAGAATATAGATTGTCAGTTTAGAATTAACACTAACATGATGTTCGAACAAGACAATGCCATAATAAACGAAATATTAAAGTTTAAAAATGTATTGTTTACAATAAGTGCTGACTCTACAGCAGATAGGTTTAATTATATTAGACGTGGGGCAGACTGGCAGAAGTTCCTAACAAATCTAACATGGTTACAGCAGAGTCACGCTAAGTTTAGGTTAAACAGTGTGTTCTTCATAGCAAGTGCGTTGTATCTGACAGACTGTCAGAAGTTTTTCCACAATAATTTTGGTATAACAGATTTTACAATTAACCAAGTCCTCATGGACCATACTGTTATTAAGTGTCGCAACCTATCACACTCCCTTAAAGAAGATTGTAAAACTAAAATACTTGCACATAAACAGGAGTTTGCTGATAATGCAAACTTATGTAATGAGTTAGATGCTTGCCTACAAGAATTAAATTGTGATAAGGCAGATGACTATACATCTTTCTTTACACAGTTTCCAGGCAACTGGCAAGAGGTATTTCCTGAACTATGAACATTTTGCTAGTAGGTTGTGGTAAAAAGTTTGGTAGAACTATATTAGATAGTTTAGTGCAACGTGGACATAGTGTACACAGTATTAGCAGTGTGGACGTAGATGGTGTTAATAATATATTATTAGACTGGGATACTCTTAATCCTGCTGTAATAGAACGACAGTTACAACAGTTGCCCAGAATAGATTTTGTATTTTTTAACCACAATGGAAGTGCATTAAGTACTCAGAGCTTTGGCAAACTAAGCACACTGGAGTTATGGAAGTTGGGTAAGCGATGGAATCAGCAATACTACAATAGTGTTATATTTCCATTTCATCTTATACAGTCAATTACGTTAGATTTAAATGCAGTAGTAGCCTGGATGACAAGTTCTTATGTTTACAACCATGCAGATATCACACATAATGACTACATAGGGAATAAGTATCAGAGCTACCTTATAATGAAACAGTTTGGCAACACTGATCGAGCATGTTTTTGCGGCGTAAATCCTGACAGTCTTTATGATGCCAGTGTACAACCAGGTGAGTTTATTGAGGGCATGTACAAGTTAGATAGGCACGAGTTAAACGGTTCTGTCATCGGTTTTGACTACACAAAAGATACACATTTTAACAAATTTAATGTATAATAATTAATATGAAGAATTACAGTGCAGATTTACAAAAACTATTTTTAGAAATGATGATGGCAGACGCTCAAATGTTTGTGCGTGTTGGAAACATCTTTAACCCTGCTAACTTTGATAGAAGTCTACAGGACACAGCCAGGTTTATACAAGAGTACACAGACAAACACAAGTCTCTGCCTAATAAAGATCAGGTAAAAGCAACATCTGGTGTAGAGCTTAAAGACGTTGGTGAAGTGCAGGAAGCACAACATGACTGGTTTCTAGAAGAATTTGAAGGATTTAGTCGCAGACAAGAACTTGAACGTGCCATACTGAAGGCGGCTGACTACTTGGAAAAAGGTGACTATGATCCTGTTGAGAAATTAATTAAAGACGCAGTACAAATTAGTTTAACAAAAGATCTAGGCATAGACTATTTTGAGGATCCTAAGGCTAGACTTAGTTTACTAAGGGACAACAACGGACAAGTAAGTACAGGCTGGCCCACACTGGATAAGAAACTGTTTGGTGGCTTTAACAAAGGCGAGTTAAACATCTTTGCTGGTGGCAGTGGTAGTGGTAAGAGTTTGTTTATGCAAAACCTTGCTATTAACTGGATTATACAAGGACTTAACGGGGTATTCCTAACACTAGAACTTAGTGAAGGCTTGTGTGCTATGCGTATAGACAGCATGTTGTCTAATGTCAGCACACGTGAAATATTTAAAGAGATCGATACTGTGGAGATGAAGATCAAAATGGTTGGTAAGAAGTCAGGTAGCCTACGCATCAAGTACATGCCGGCACAGAGCAACGTTAATCAAATTAGAGCGTACTTGAAAGAACTGGAAGTACAGACAGGACAAAAAGCAGACTTTATCATGGTAGACTATTTGGACTTGGTTATGCCAGTTAGTGCAAAGGTAAGTCCAAGTGACTTGTTTGTTAAAGACAAGTATGTGAGTGAAGAACTACGTAATCTAGCAAAAGAATTTAACATACTGATGGTAACCGCATCACAATTAAATCGCAGTGCGGTTGAAGAAATAGAATTTGATCATAGCCACATATCTGGTGGGTTAAGCAAAATAAATACTGCTGACAACGTGTTTGGTATATTTACGTCAAGAGCAATGCGTGAACGTGGACGATATCAGATACAGTTAATGAAGACTCGTAGTTCTAGTGGTGTTGGACAAAAGATTGATTTAGAGTACAACATGGAGACGCTGAGAATTATCGACGCAGGTGAAGAAGAGCAGACTAACCAACGACAATCGGGTATTATGAATCAAATAAAAACAAAATCATCAACAACTACAGAAGCACCCAAGGTCACAGCTCAAGTCGATAGTTCTAAGCTCAAGTCTATGTTGGCTGGGCTGAGGAAAGTTGAATAACGATAGTTTTGAGATAATATATAGAGAATTAGTGATATTTGAATCTCCAGATGGCGGACAAACGGTCTACGAACGTAGTCCAGGTCAAATTGCACGTACTCTTGTGGGTAGACGAGACACAATACCATCATGGTATATAGATGTACGAGGGTTTAATCAGCTAATGCACGAGGCAAAGGATAATGTTACCTTACAGGATGCTCTATTGCAATTAAAAACATTGTGGGAATTAACAAAGAAAGACGACAGTTAATGCATTTATTAGAAAACTTTAATTACATTCAAAGAACAGCAAAACATGCCGCTGAATCGATCGCAAACAGAACTCGTATTGCATCGTGGGCATGGCGTATAGAAAACGTGTTGCCAGATGATATTATAGTTGACATAAGAGACTTTATGGCGGCAAATCAGAAGTGGGAGACTGAGCAATTAGAATTTGATATACCAAGACGTGCAGTACACTGGGATCAGGTATCAACTAGTCCATATAGACGTATGCATTATGCTTTTCAACAACTAAGCCCAGTAATATCGGAAGCAATAGGACACCAGGTAGACTTTCAACATTGTAACATGTGGGAGGATGGTACAGAATATATAATTCCACCACATGTAGACAATGATAGTATTAGGGTAGCCATACAAGTTTATCTTAACGATGCAGATGAGGATTGTGGTACTTCAATATATTCTAGTCAAAACACAGAAATATATAAGTTTCCTTTCATTTCGAACACAGGATACATCATGCACAATACTCCAACTAGTTGGCACGGTATGATGACGCCAGGAAATGTTAGGCGTAGTTTATACGCAAACTATCGATAAAAGTATAGTTAGACAAGTACTCTTTCTCAAAAATCTTTTTATCACAATCACTGGGAAAACTTAGTTGCCCAACCTGAATAGACCCCAATGCAAATTTAGGCGCAGTATACCCTAACTTTATAAACTTTTCTTTATGCTTGTGGTAATAATTTAACACATTGCGTTCTAACTCCGCATACTCTTCCTCAGTGTGATGAGTAAACTTTGCGTTAAAGTCGCTTTTGAAATATTGTTGAGGTATAAATGCTTCGTCACCGATATGCTGATCATCGTCCCTATACATATCAACCAATGTCTTGCCTATTTCGCAATAGTTTATATACAATCCTCCCCATTGTTCCTGCAGACTAAAGTGTTCGTAATCTTCTGGGGCAAACGGTATCCGTGGTCTCTGATCACTGCTAAACGTACACACAAACCTTGCGTACCCGCTACTGCTCTCTAGTCTATGTATGTATATGTTAAGTTGTCCTAGTGCATGTTGTACAGCCTTGGGTGCCTTAGAGTACCAGTCACTGCTGTCTTGAGCATCATAGAGCCCATGATAGCGTTCAAATATATTATGTAAGTAGTTGAGGTCGTCCTGTGTGTAATTGTAGTTAATATAACGTTCGCATACAGGCTTATATGCGTTTATTGTGTCCACAAACCCATTTATTGTGTCCACACAGTATTCCAGTGTATACTTAGATCCAGTAAAGCCATAGAGTCTCTCAGGGTCGTCTAAATGGGTACCCAAATCTAGTGTTTTTTGCAATTCGGACAACCATTTACTTGCTATTTCGGTGCGAAATATGCTATAATAGAGTGTATATTGAGAACCATGTATATTGGATAGTGTTATTTCTAATCTTGTCATAATGTTTATAGATACTATAAATATACTTAATCCTGGAGCGTGTAGTGCAAAAGAAAACAAGAAGCCTATTAGATGAATTAGATATCTTTGTTTCACAAAGAGATAATAATGTTCTAATAGAGAACAGAGCCCACAATGTTATTCTAAGTGCGATAAACTTGCTACAGCACATAAAAGAAACTTATGACTCAGAGACTGCCGCAAACTTAGAAAAACGTTTGCTAAACAGCATACGCACCGGGGAACCAGAAAAGTTTACCAGGGGTATAAGGAGAGCCAAACGTGAAGGTTAACGAGGTTGTTACAGAAGGCTGGAAAGATCTAGCATCACAGTTTGCTGGCGGACTTGCTGGAAAATCCGCTGACACTGTTAATTATGAAAAACAGAAAGCAGGAACAGAAAATGCAGAAAAAGAAAGAATACAAAAAGCGGCTAGAGAAAAAGGCATGTCAGTGCCACAATACCTAGATTGGCTTAAAAAACAAGCAACAGCACAGGGTAGTAGTATTAGTCTTGACACTAATATTTCTGCCGCAAAAAAGGCGCATTAATGAAAGTTAAAGAATTATTTGAGGCAGGGTTGTGGGCACAAATCGCAGGTGGTTTGGCAGGCAAAAGTGCTGGGCAAATTGATCGTGAAGAGCGATCCTATACAAAACAACAAAAAGCAAACCAAACTGCACAACAGTCAGTAACTAATACGCCTGTACAACAAAAAGCAAACCAAACTGCACAACAGTCTCCTGCACAACTTAATGCAAATTTAGATGCTAAAATAGCGTATGCAAAGTCTAGAGGCTGGATTGGATCGAGGCCTACTAATCAGGATAAAGCATATCTTGACAGTGTGGATGTTGATATAGATCCAAACAGATTTAACAACGTTGATCCTAAAACATTTTTTATACCACACCAACCTCTTCATGTAAAATCCGCCCTGGACGAATTTTCTGTATCAACAGTTGAACTTAACAGGGCGTTGGGATTTAAGCATCAAGAAGAATTTAAAGGATACTCTACTATAACACTTACACCAGCAGGTTGGTACTCTGTAAACAGACAAGCATATATTAACCCTAACAGTAAAGCACAGACTGTGATTGACATGTTCTATAATAGAAGCAAGGGCGGAACACGATGATATCAGAAGGTGGTAAAGCAATTCCTTCAGCACTGCCAGTTACACTTAAGAACTTTGATGCTGTTAAGAAGAACTTACAAAAGGCGTTACCACTTGGTATAGACATGTACGCTATTGGTTCAGCAGGCAAGAAAGAAGTTAGCAGTGACGTTGATGTTCTTATTGATGCCGAACAGTTACTAGACATATTTCCGTTAGATGACTTAAAACTAGCTAGACAAGCATTGGAAAAACATTTCCAAAACATGGGGCTAGAAGCAAAACGCACTGGTGTTAGTATACACGTTGGCGTACCTAACGGTGAAGGCGGTGTGGCACAAGTAGACTTAATGGCAGTTAATAATGCACAAGCGGCACAGCCATTGCATACACATGATTATACTGATCCCAACATGAAAGGTGGGACACTACATGCTATGTGGGCAGACCTAGCAAACATGAGTGCGACACCTGAAGCAGAAAGTTTAATGATGAGTCCATACAAAGGACTAGTTAACAGGGAAACTAAGGAATTGGTCTCCAACAACAAAGATGAAATAGCAAAGATTATTATTGGTCCCAGTGCCACAGCAGACGACATGGGCAATCCCACAAAGTTACTAAAGGCATTGGAGCCCTATCCTAAAAAGTACGACGCAATTAAAAACAAATACATGGCAACAGAGTGGAATCAAAAATGGCAGAACCTACAGTAGGCAGAAAGTATCAACACATTGAAGATCTGGTATTCACTAACGGCAGTCGTGGTGGACTACATGCTGTTGGGCGTCTTAAAGACATGCAAGAGTCCGGCGGTATAGAAATAAAGTGGGACGGAATGCCTGTAGTGTACTGGGGAGAAGTTCACGGTAAGTTTACGGTTCTGATGAAGAATGCTCTTGCATACCTTAAGCGTGGTGTGAGAGAGGTTGGTGCAGGTATCCCTACACTGGCAACAGGACCGCAGGATGTAACAGACTTCGTAGCAGGTACAGGTAAGATTAAACCAGAACAACAAGATGCTAGACAGGCACTTGCTAAAGACATGGGTGCATTATGGCCTTACTTACGTAACGCAAGTCCTAAAAAGGGACTAGTGGAAGGTGGGTTATTGTTCCATCCAGGAAAGCCTGCTGTGTTAAACAAAGCAACAAACGAATACGAGTTCCAACCTAATGTAACAAAGTTTCATATTCCAGCAGACAGCAATTTAGGCAAGCGTATTGCTACTGCAACAATCATGGTAGCGATTACTGGATACCAAGAAGACATAATGTCGCCTGAAGGTCGTCTGGATAATGTAGAGAAGTTAAGCACACCGGATGTCATTGTACAAGGCACAGCGTATACTGAAGAAAAACCTAAACTTGACGACAAAGGGTTAGGTATTGTGGAACGTTATATTAGCAGTAATGCCAGTAAAATAGATGACTTTATTGGTGGCCAGTCAGGATTAAAAAGACCAGGCGATGTGTTATATAAGTTCTACAATCAGTCGCTTAGAATACCAGGTGCAAAGAAAGGTTTTACAGACTGGGTACAAAATAACTTAAGTGCTGAGCAAGCACAAAAAGTTTTAAACCATCCTGGATTAGACGCTACGCTTAACGCAGTTGAAATGATAACAGGACAAAAGAATCTGGTATTACAGCAGTTAGGGTCAGCAACACACGGTGATATCAGACAGACTAAACCAGAAGGTTATGTGCAAGCTCATCCAGGTAAAGAGTTTAAGGCTGACTTACCGGGACAGTTTATTAAAATGATTGATCAACCGACTTGGACGCCTAACAGAGGCTTTAAAGATAAGTAGTACTATGAGAGCAAAAGAAATATTAAGAGAAGCACCAGAACAACGTGTAGCCTTTAGTTGGGGTAGGTTTCAGCCACCACACTTAGGACACGCAGAGGTGTTTAAGAAACTGGAGTCAGTAGGAAACTATGGTTTCTGGATAGGCACGGGACAAACAACCGATCCTAAAAAGAATCCATTGCAGTATGCAGACAAAGTTGCTATACTGAAACAGATGTTTCCTGGGCACAGCGACAACATATTATCTGACCCCAGTATTAAGACAGTATACAATGCTATTGTAGCAATATATAACAAATACGATCCCAAAGAAGCAGAGAACATTACTTTAGTTTTTGTTGGTGATCCAGAAAGAATTAACGACTTCGTTGGTAGTTTTAAAAAGTTTAATGGTGTTGAAGCACGTCATGGTTATTACAAGTTTAAAGATGTAACCGGATTTGCTAACACCGATAAAGGTGATGTGAGAGCAACAGATGTTCGAGGTGCAGTGCAGGCTAAGGACATGACAAAATTTCAACAACTTACTGGTTTAACTGGTGAGTTGGCTCAGACAGTTTTTAACAAGGTAGCAAAGGGAATGGGCGTTGTTTGACTTTATTCAAGAATTAAATGAAAGCAGGATTTTTAGGTACGAACACGACTTCGAGGGGATGTCTGCTCGTGACCTAGGTCATCTACTGTATCAAATTGTTATGATGTTGGAAATTATTAGACATTATGACAAAAACTGGGTTAAACAGTATGCTAAGAAGACATATCAGTTTGGGGGGTTTCCAGGAATGAAGGCTGCCCAAACTGATATGTACAATCTTATAAGTGTTGTTAATAACCAAGACAAATATGACACGTATTTAAAGACTGACAAGTCAGTGTATGTTCCTGACTTTGGCATCAAACGTTATTTGTTAGACATTATTAACGATAATAGACACATCACCAGAGACAGAGCACTATTCACTAAACTAGAAGACACATTAAAAGTACAGGATAGTGCTCTTAAAAACATCAGACGCTTAGTAAGTTACTGGGACAACTACAGTGACGCACAAAAGAAAACAACAGTAGTAAATCTTAGACAGAACGTTCGTTCTGACACTCCTTATATTGACGTATACTGGTCAAAATTTAAAGAACTAGCATAAATAATAGTAAGTTAGCGAACAGGCTAATAATAAAATTTAAGGAGTTTTAAAATGGCAGACGTAACAAGAGTACATGGTAACGCACATGGTGTGGTTCATCAGGACAGAGGCCTCTCTGGTAGTGGAGCATTAAGTGGTGACGAGTTAGTAGTTAACATTGGTAGAAGTGCTAAGTTCTTTGGAATCGTTATTTACAACGCATCTGGATCAGGCGGCGCAGGTAATGTCGATCTACAAAACGAATTAGACGCTGGCGAATCAGTTGAAGCAATTCTTAAAGCAGTTGCGGCATCTACCGTTTCTAGCGTACAATACGGTGGTGAGATTTTAGCATATCAGGTACAAGACGATGCTAACGGTCAAATCAGCGTTATGGTTGCTGGTTCAAATTGGACAGGCGCAACATTGCAAACAGCAATTCGTGCATTAGGCGCAACAGTTGGTGGCAATTCAAAAGACGTAACAGGCACACTCGTAACAGATACAGGCATGAAGTTAGCACTATCATAATTTAGAGTTTTAGTAACTTAAAAAAGGGCGCATATTATTTGCGCCTTTTTTTTATAACCAGTATAAATACTACAAATACATTTAATTAAGGAGTGACAAATGGCAGATTTAACAAGAGTACACGGTAGCCCATCAGGTAACGTGTCATATGACAGATCAGTAGCAAACGTTGGTAACATCTCAGCAGACGAACTAGTAGATGTTGTAGGTCGTAAGTTAGACTTTTTCAAAATTGTTATTCAAAACGGTTCTAGTACTAACCAAGACTTGCGTTCAGAAATGGGACCTAACGAGTGTGTAGAAAAAGTTTTACAAATTATCCAAAACTACACAGACGGTACTAACGAAGGAACTGCAACTCTCGTAGCATATCAGGTAGAAGGCGACGACACAGGACAAATCAGTGTTGCAGTTGAAGGTTCTAGCTGGACAGCGTCAGCATTGCAGGCGTCCATTCGTGCTACTACAACATTGAACTCAATCAATGTTACAGGTACAGACGTTACAGCACCTGGGTTAGATTTAGCATAATACTAAATTAACACTATAAATAAAAAGGCATACATTTTGTGTGCCTTTTTTTATGCACTGTCAAAGTTTACATAGAGATTTAAGAATACAGCAAGTGCCCTTAACACAATTAAGTTCACTTTTTATACACCCCAACGAACGTTTTAAATGGAAGGTTCTCCCAACGATGCGGGATCAAGGTATGTATTACCCATTAGCAGTGTGTAAGATAACAACGGAGTTGTTTAGTAAACAATTCTGGGGTAAACTTAAAGTAGATCCTGTAGTAAACGAGGATAATTTAGTCTGGGCAATTAAAATGGGAGCTAATAGATATGATGCCGCCCTTCATCTTGGATATACATCTATAGATGTAATTATACATCCCAATCTAAATGATTGTATTACCTGGGACCGTTACTTTAAGTATGTTAATCCTTTATTCAATAAAGATCCTGAGCCTTACCAGGCAAAGTTTACATATGAGTAAAATACACGGTCATAGTGCAGGCAGTGTGGAAGGCAGAGGCAGTTGTGTAATTGATTGTTATACACTAGTGGATATGACTAGAACAGGCGTAGTAGCATACTACAAAGAAGGCATGCCTATGTTCAATGATGATGCAGATCAACTAATTAATGACGAGAAGTCCTGGATTAGAAGCCGTAATCAACAACGTAACTACGAAACCTGCATACAAGTAATTAGTTTAAGGGCCCAACCTGTGTATCTGGAAGATCCTAAACGATTGCGTAAACAGGACATGTCGCTCTATAATTTTACTGATATCACAGGCACCCACGACATCTGGCATTTTAGTTTTAGTCCAGAACAGCCGGATGTATACAGAATAGGTGACGATCCTGTTGCCGCTCTTAATAATGATACACACAATATACCTATAATAACTGGTTTACACGAAACAGCAGTAGTAGAAATACCCATACTACATATAGGTATAAATATATATTACAAACTCAGGTGGTAAAAGGAATAAATACTTGGGTAATAAACGGCACATATACTAGGCACTCACTACTCTGGCACTATCAACAGGCATAGCTCTATCAGTTTTAACTTACATAGGAAGAGAGTGGTGACAATTAAACAACAAACAATCGAGAAGAAAAATCTTTCCGCCCACGTAGATTTATGTGCCGAAAGGTACAAAGAATTGAACATTAATTTTAAAATCCTAGAGAACCGATTAGATTCTTTATCTACCCACTTGTTGGGTCTGAAAGAGGACATGAATAAGGTCACAGCCCGCATTAATAACCGCATCTTAACTATTGCAGGTACTACTATTGCTGTTATGACCACTGCTGTTATAGCCTTAGTGCTGAAACTAATTGATGTTATTTCAATCATGCCTGTATCCTAAATGTGAAAACTCAAACAGCAATAAAACTTAAACAGTCAGCAAAAAAACTTAAACAGTTTACTACTAAGCATCTGCCAGATATATTATTCAATAGCCCTGATATAATTTGGGCCAAGGAAGATAATAGTCTTATGGTAGGAGAACTGCGTGTTTATAAGAATAAACACGGTACCTACTCAGTAAATCTAGCTGGTGGCAAGGTATGTAATTTCTATAAACAAAAACATGCGGTATGTTATGCCAGTTATTACCAACTATGCAACCTCAATCGCTGTAGTAATATTGCTATTTTAGACAGTAAATTAGAAAATTACACACAAGATGTAGAGTACTACAAACAACAACTAACACTACACTACAAAAACAACAATAAGGATAAGTTTTTGCTATACTATGCTAGATATAGTCAAGCTCTTCCAATCAAGAAACAAACCGAACAGGAATGTAAGAAAAGTATCTTTCTGGCTAAATATAATTAAATTTAGGAATTCTTAATATGCAACTTAACGACTTAAAGAGAAAAAACACAAAAAAAGTAATGGAAAGCAGATTTGGCTTTGCTGTTAACTTTGATAGAATGACAGTGGAAAAAGCGGAAGGGTTGTTAGAAACAATTTCTTCTGGTATGGAGAACGTCCGTAACAGCAGTTCTTTCCACACAGCCGAAAAGAACCCACGTTATATGGAACTTTTAATGGTTAAAGAGAGTCTAACTGACTGGTTAGATGACACAGTTGAAGTAGTGGTAGAAGGTGAAGTACAAACTGCTGAAGTTCTGTTAGCTGCCAAGGACATTACAGATAGATTACAAGGTATGGTAGAGGATTTGGGAGAAATTCTAAACGAAGATCTTCCACCATTAGGCGATAGCATTAATGACCAGATGGGCGGAGGCAAAGGCACACAGTATGTTAATTCAGCAAGCGCCACAATCCAGGGGTTATTAGATGCAATGACGGCCGCACGAATGTCATTAGACGATGCAAGTAAAATCGTTACTGGTGAAGGTCCTGATCCTGCAATGGCAGGTGAGATGCCCGTAGAAGAGCCTGCAATGGCAGATATGCCAGAAGAAGAGCCTATGATAGAGCCTGAAGAGGACGAGCCAGTCGGCAGAGAAATGCGCTAATGCGTTTTTCAGAGTTACATGAAGATCAACAGGAGCTAGTCTCAAAGCTGGCTTCTGTCCTTGAGTTCCTTAAAGGTCGATCTCAAGATAGCGGCTTACAGCCAAATATCACTTTAAACAGTCTAGTAAAAATGGTTGGCAATACAGGAACACAAATTGATCCTAATACAATACAACAGTTGTTTAACGAGCCAACAATACGAAACCTAATTAAAAATATAGACGGTAACATGGTTACTCTTAATTTAGATGGTGGAATGACCCAATTACAGCCTGGTGGTGGCAACATGCCTCCTGAGGTTAAAGTTAACCAAATGGCAAAAAGAGCATTGAGTCGTAGACAATAATCTGTTATAATACACACATGATTACATTTACCCCCCGAGCATACGATCACTTTTACAAGTACGTAAGTGATAATAAAACCCTACGAATAAGTTTTAAACAACAAGGCTGTACTGGTTATAGTTATCAACTTGACTGGCTCGATCACATACCAGAAGGCTTCAAGGTTAGTAAGCAAGGTGATGTAACTTATACATGGGACCCTGTGCATGAAGACTGGCTTACCGGCACAACTGTAGACATGCAAGTTAAAGGTCTTAATAATTTATTAGTATTCCTAAACCCTAACGAAATAGCTAGTTGTGGGTGCGGGGAAAGTGTTACTTTTAAATAAATACACTAAAGGATACTAGCATGGCATTTTTACCAACATCAGCAAACGCAAGAGAACAATCGCAAGGCAACGCCGTAGTTGCTGGCGAGATTGCAATCTTAACACAGCGTGTACTAATCGCAATTAGTTCGGGTGTGTTTACTATTACTGCCACAAGTGCAACCACTATTACTATTAACGGTACCACTATTACTGGCAGTGTAATGACCAACGCTGATGCAACAGGTAGAGAATATTACACAGCCTGGCAAGGCACAACGACAGATGCAGTAAAAACCGAGCAGATGACAGAAGTTATCTCGCATTTTCAAAAACTAGGATATGCTATTGTCCGCAAATCAACAACAGGTACTGAGCTATATTGGCAAATGTCCTGGTAATCGATGATCACAGACCGATACGAATACGTAAGAATCAATAGAAAAAACATAGACGGAAAAAGACATTACCTCACACCAGAGGGAGATGCTGTTCCATCTGTAACTACTGTTCTTGATAAAACTAAACCTGCTGAAAAAATGCAGGCACTAATGAACTGGCGAAAGCGTGTAGGTGAAACCAAAGCACAACAGATAGTAACTGAAGCCGCCAACGTTGGTACAGTTCTACACAAAAAACTAGAAGAATACTGTTTAGGTACACTGGAAGCACCAGGTAGTAACCTTATACAACAACAAGCAGACAAGATGGCTCGTGTGGTTATTGACACTGGGCTAACGGATATGAATGAGTGTTGGGGGGTAGAGGTTCCTTTGTACTACTCGGGGCTATATGCTGGCACAACAGACTGTGTGTGCATGTTTAAAGGTGAGCCTGCTGTCTTAGACTTTAAACAAACGAACAAGCCTAAAAAACGTGAATGGATTGAGGATTACTTCCTGCAATTAAGTGCGTATATTTTAGCACACGACAAAACACACAACACCGAGATTAAACGTGGTGTGATTTTAATGTGTTCAAGAGATTTAACCTACCAACAGTTTGAGATCGAAGGTGACGAACTAGAGTTCTGGAAACAGAAATGGTGGGATAGAGTAGAGCAATATTATAATAAATAAGTAAAATACATTAGTAAGGACTCCTAACGTGGCAATTTTACAAATATCTCGAATACAACACAGACGTGGAACATCAGATAACCTACCGCAGTTATCAGCGGCAGAACTTGGCTGGTCGGTAGACAACAGAAGGTTATACATTGGTAACGGCACACTTGAAGAGGGTGCGCCTGCACTAGGCAACACACAGATCCTGACAGAGTTTAGTGATTTACTAAACACGAGCCAAGTGTACACTTATGTGGGCGAACAGTCTGGTTACGTAGTAACAACAGGCACAAGTTCAAGCACCCCTGTTGAGAGATCACTACAGAAAAAGTTTGATGACTTTATAAATGTTAGAGACTTTGGCGCAGTGGGTGATGGTGAGTCAGACGACACAGCCGCTATTAATAGAGCACTCTTTCAGTTGTATTGTAGAGAAGTTAACGAAGAAATCCGCAGATCTCTTTACTTTCCAGCAGGGATTTATAAAATTACAGGCGATGTAATTAAGATTCCTACTTACGCTAAACTAATCGGCGAAGGCGCAGAAAGCACAATCTTTAAGCAAACAGATTCAGGACAATCTTATGTGTTTAAGACGGCAGATAGTTTACAACAAATAGATGCCAGTATTGCAACTAATGCAGCCACAAGACCAGAATTTATTGAAGTGTCTGGGTGTACATTCTGGAACAGCACAACTGAACACGTTGGTTTAGTTTCCTCTGCCCAGCACATACATTTTGATGATGTTAAATTTAAAGGCAATCTAACGTTGCCAATATCAGTTAGTGACGCAAAGGCATGCCTTCAGATAGAATCAACAGCAGTATTAGTTACAGAGCACGTTACATTTGATAATTGCTACTTTACAAACAACACATTTGGTATTGAGGTAGACTACAATTGTAGAAACGTTGTTGTGCAGAATAGTTACTTCGACGAACTCTATAAAGGAGTTAAGTTGGGCGAAAGTCTAACAGGATCTTCTCCCCAGGACGAAGGACCACGTGGTTTTAAAGTAACAGGTAGTTACTTTGATAGAATTGCTAACATGGGTATTCACACATATTCCTCTATTAAACACGTAGTGTCTGCTTACAACTATTTTTACGAGGTAGGTAACAACTTTAACGGTGCTGGTAACCAGGCTGCTCCAGTAATATTCTTTGCAAGCGGTGGTAACTTTAGTATAGGTGATGCATTCGAACGTAACGACACAGACGATTTAGATCAGCCTAGAATTAGTATAGCCAATGTTTCTAATTATGGCCAGGTTGCTGGCAATAGCATCCAATATGGTGCGCATAGACAGGAAGCAGGTCTGTCAGTAACTCTTAATGATAATCAGTCAACAACGTTAACAGGCATTACACTTGCAGACAACAAATATACACACGGTGCTATTATTGACTACAGCATTGTTCGTGCAACAACTTTTAGAACAGGAACATTACACATAGCCCATGGCACAACTGTTGGTTACAGCGAGGATTTTTCAGAAGATTCTGCAACTGGTGTAACACTCACTGTTACATTTGCTACCAACACAAGTACCATTAACTATGCAACAACATCAACCGGCAGTAACGCCACAATGAAATATTCAATTAGATACCTATATTAATAGATCAAAATGATCTGGCAGCACCAAAAAATTTCAGAGTGCGTGAGTGATCTTCCTTTAGGCGCAAGATTCAAAAGAAAACATTTGATGATGCACTACGGAAAACAGTCAGCCTATGGTCATATGCTCCTATAATAAACACCTGTATGGACTTTACGGGTCATAAGTCCTGGCCTGATCCCTGGGAACTATTAGAGGACTCTGGCTATGATGAATTTGCTAAAGCTCTTGGTATGCTGTATACTTTGTTTTTAAGTGGACACGATGATCATAGCAGCTATGTTATAATAATATTACTTAATTGGGTTATAGTAACATTTAAGCCGCATCTTTTGGATAGTATCCAAAAAAACTTGTATATAACCCACTATGTATTATTAATAGGGTTAAACAGGGACCAGGGAAAATATTACTATATAGTATCTGTCAGACGATGGAAAATATATACTTAATTATGAGTGGGACAGTGTAGTAAATACTCAACAAATAGATCCAGGGGTTAAAATAATGTACCAATACACTCCTCAAGATTTACATTTAGACCAATATATGTGAGGCATCAATGAGCAAAATTTTAGTAACGAAACGAGAAGGTCACAAAGAACCTCTAAACATAGAAAAAATGCATAAAGTTGTCATGTGGGCAACCGACGGAATTACAGGCGTAAGTGCCAGCGAAGTGGAAATAAAATCAAGCCTACAGTTTTATGATGGTATTAAGACATCAGATGTCCAGGAAACACTTATTAAAAGTGCCGCTGATCTTATTTCAGAGGAGAACCCTAACTACCAGTATGTTGCTGGTAGGCTAATAAACTATCATATCAGAAAACAAGTTTATAACGATTACGATCCCTGGGACCTAAAGCGTATTGTGGAAGCAAACGTGAAACGTGGCTATTATGATAGTGAATTGTTAGAGGTATACTCAACTGAAGAATGGAAAAAGTTAAACAGTTACATTAATCACGAGCGAGATGAAAACTTTACCTATGTTGCTATGGAACAGTTTAGGGGAAAATATCTTGTACAGAATCGTGTAACTAAAGATTTGTACGAAACTCCACAAGTGTGTTACATGTTAATTGCGGCAACCCTGTTCCAAAACTATCCTAAAGAAACAAGATTACAATGGGTACATGATTATTACGATGCTATTAGTACCCACTTGATTAGTTTACCAACTCCTGTTATGGCAGGTGTACGCACACCGCAAAAACAATTCAGCAGTTGTGTATTAATCGAAACAGATGACAGTCTAGATAGTATTAATGCAACAGCGAGTGCTATTGTAAAATATGTTTCGCAAAAGGCAGGTATTGGCATCGGCGCAGGTCGCATCCGTGCTATTAACTCACCAGTGCGTAATGGTGATGCGTCCCACACAGGTGTTATCCCGTTTCTTAAATTATTCCAGAGTGCAGTGAAGTCATGTAGTCAGGGCGGGGTTCGTGGTGGAGCGGCAACAATATACTATCCATTATGGCACCTAGAAGTAGAAGATTTGTTAGTATTAAAGAACAACAAAGGCACAGAAGATAACAGAGTACGCCACATGGATTATGGGGTTCAATTTAACAAATTAATGTACGAAAGACTTATCCAAGGGGGAGATATTACCCTGTTTTCGCCCAACGATGTACCGGAATTGTACGAAGCATTCTATGTTAACGCCGACAAGTTTAAAGAGTTGTATGAGCAAGCAGAGCGTAAAACAAGTATACGCAAAAAGAAAGTTAAAGCAATTGATCTGTTTACTGCCTTTATGCAAGAACGCAAGGATACAGGGCGTGTCTACTTAATGAACGTTGACCATGCTAATACACACTCACCGTTTAAACCAGATGTAGCACCTATTAGGCAGAGTAACTTATGTTGCGAAATTGACTTGCCTACTAAACCTCTTAAAAGTTTTGAGGATCCAGACGGTAGAATAGCATTATGTACACTAAGTGCAATTAACTGGGGTGCTATTAAGACACCTGAAGATTTTGAGAAACCCTGTAGGTTAGCAGTACGTGGATTAGATGCCTTACTGAGCTATCAGGGATATCCAGTAAAGGCGGCAGAAGAAGCAACCCGAGAATACAGACCACTAGGTGTGGGTATTATTAATCTTGCTTACTGGTTAGCAAAGAACGACACGAGCTACAGTGATCCTCGAGCATTGGAATTAGTAGATCAATATGCAGAAGCATGGAGTTACTATTTAATTAGAGCAAGCATGGAACTTGCTAAAGAATTTGGTCGATGTGATGGGTTCCAAAACTTAAAGTATGCAGATGGCATACTACCAATCGATACTTACAAACGTGATGTGGATGAACTTGTTAAGCCCAAAAAACGACAGTTTGATTGGGACTACTTGCGCAAAGAGATTAAAGAACATGGTATACGTAATGCAACCCTAATGGCATTGATGCCTGCAGAAACGAGTGCTCAGATTAGTAATGCTACTAATGGTATTGAGCCACCACGTAGTTTTGTTAGCGTTAAGCAGAGCAAGGACGGGGTACTTAAGCAGGTAGTGCCTGAGTATCGTCGACTTAAGAATAAATATGAATTGCTGTGGGATCAAAGAGATCCAACTGGTTACATAAAAATCATGGCAGTATTACAGAAGTACATCGATCAAGGTATTAGTGTTAACACCAGTTACAATCCACAGTGGTATGAAGATGAAAAGATACCAATGAGTGATATGCTAAAACATCTTATGATGTTTTATAAGTACGGTGGCAAGCAGTTGTATTACTTCAACACCTATGATGGTCAAGGTGAAATAGATGTTAATAAACTAGAAGAACTACAACCTGGTGAGTTAGATGACGAAGCCTGCGAAAGTTGCGTAATATAACCCGAGTGTAATTATGAGCGTTTTTAATATACAGAAAAAAGATAACCACCTTAAGGCTTTGGCATTCTTAGACCCCAACGGTGGCAGTAGTGTGCAACGATATGACACCGTAAAATATAGACAGTTTGAAAAGTTAACTGATAAGCAGTTAGGGTTCTTCTGGCGCCCAGAAGAAGTTGATGTAATGCGTGACTCCAAAGACTTTAAAGACTTAACATCACACGAGCAACACATCTTTACCAGTAATCTTAAGAGGCAAATTTTATTAGACAGTGTTCAAGGACGCTCTCCTAATTTAGCATTCCTGCCACTATGCACAATTCCAGAACTTGAAACCTGGATCCAGACATGGGCGTTTAACGAAACAATTCACAGCCGTAGTTACACACATATTATTCGCAATGTGTACAGCGATCCTGCGAAAGTGTTTGATAGTATAACTGACATTAAGGAGATTGTGACCTGCGCAGAAGCAATTACAGGTTACTACGATGACCTTATTAACTACTCACAGTTTTATGGTTTACTGGGAGAAGGAAACCATATTGTTAATGGTAAGAAATATGACATTAACAAGTATGAACTTAAGAAGAAACTATGGTTAGCCATTAACAGTGTTAATGCGCTGGAAGGCATACGCTTCTATGTATCGTTTGCATGCAGTTGGGCATTTGCTGAACTTAAAAAGATGGAAGGTAATGCTAAAATTATTAAGTTTATCGCCCGTGATGAGAATGTCCACTTGGCAAGTACACAGACTTTACTTAAGATATTGCCTACAGATGACAAAGACTTTGCTAAAATTAAAAAAGAGTGTGAGCATCTAGTAACAGATATTTTTGTTAGTGCAGTGGAACAAGAGACTTCCTGGGCAGAATATTTGTTTAAAGACGGATCAATGATAGGTCTTAATAAACAACTACTAACAGAATATGTTGAGTGGTTGGCAAACAAACGCATGACTTCTATTGGTGTATATTCACCATACAAAGTAGGACAAAGTAATCCTTTACCTTGGACACAAAAATGGATTGCAGGAGCAGAAGTACAAGTAGCACCGCAAGAAGTTGAACTGAGTAGTTATGTTATTGGTGGTACTAAACAAGACGTTGACGAAGATACCTTTAAGGGCATAACTCTGTGAAGGTTGCTCGAGCGTTATTTGTTGCGTGGTATAGGATACCACACGCTTGTCTAAGTCTACAGTTTGATCACTATATCAAAGGTATAGATGAAACATACATATTCACAAATTGTGAAAATACTGAGGCTAACCCATTCTTAGATAGAGTTTTATCCAAGTATCTAGACACATCAAAATTTAAATATGTGTTTGATGGCGAAATGGATAGTCTATATCCCAGTGTGCGTAACTGGTGGATACCTGGTGATTATAGGAACAGTTGGTTGTACCAACAAGCATTAAAACTTGCCAGTTTAGATTACATAGATGCAGACGTAATCCTTATACAAGATCCAGATACATTCTGTATTAATCCATATAACTTGTGGGAAGGTGACCTACTTAAGTATTTTATACTACCCAACGAGACTCACAGTCTTGCTTACTACCAAACACTGCAAAATGCATTAGGTATTGAGAGACAAGTGCCACACAGTTTTGTTACAGAATTCATGCCAGTATATAAAGAGGACTGGCTAAGTCTCAAGCATGAGCTCATAGCAAGAAATAACTGCGATCCGTTTGATGCGATAATTAATAATGTTCCTGAGGATCCACTCAGTGTTCCTACTCCAAACATAAAATGGTTTAGTGAGTATGAGCTACTGGGTAACTGGATTATGACACAACGTGAAGTTGCTCTAATGGAACAAAAACGTTATAGTTACACACATATAGACGATATTGCTAACACAACAGCGGAAGATCACAATTGTATATGTGATGCTTGTCCAAATTTAGAAGACAGTATCGTATTTGACAATAACGAAGAAATAGTCATAAATTTTGATGAAATATTTGGAAAGGTTAAAAAATTCTTATGATAACAATGTACACAAAAGATCATTGCCCTTTTTGTCAGTATGCGAAAGCCTGGCTAGAGAAGGCAGATATCACATTCGAAGAGAAAAATATTAGTCATAGTCAAGAACTAAGTTCTTGGTTAAAGGAACAGGGCCATAGAACAGTGCCACAACTATACGTAAAAGATACATTGCTGGTAGAAGGTGGTTACCAAGGACTAGCAAAGTTAGATGAAAACACAGTTAAACAGAAAATTAAGGAAATAAATGCTAATTAATACGCCAGAATATAACAAAGGTGACATCGCTACATTTATGTTAGTTACCGGTCAGGAATGCATCGCACGAGTAGAAGAGTGCCAGGACGACGGATTTTTAGTAGCAAAACCACTGACCTTAATGCCTAGCGGGCAAGGGATGGCTATGGTACAATTGGGTATGACAGCGCAAATAAATACAGTAGTGCTAAAGAATCAGCATATTGTGTTTCATGGACCAACAGCCAAAGAAGCCGCTGACGGATATTTACAAAGCACCTCGGGTATACAAATAGTTAAAGGAGTATAGATGCCAGCAACATCTAGAAGGTCAGATGTTAATTCACACGGCGGCACAATTGTGGGTGTAGTGGTTGAATCTGTAATTGTTGAAGGACAAGCCTGTGCAGTTATAGGATCTACATTAACACCTGATTCTCTATGCCCACCAGTCGGTGGCGCCCATTGTGGTCCTGTGGTTGTATCAGGTAGTGGCACAGTAAATGCAGGCGGCCGACCGGTAACAAGAATAGGTGATTCGAATAACTGTGGTGCATCAAATGCAAGTGGTGCGGGCTCAGTAATTACAGGCGGATAAATGACACAACCAAGCACATTAACAGCAACGCAAGGATTGTTAGCCGATGGCGGCTTAGACAATGCTTTTGTGAATACGCTGTTTGCTGCCATGTACAGTACTGATATTATATCTAAAGCACAGGCGGCTATAACAGATGCTAATGCAGTGAGCGTAGATATAAGTGACCTAGGCAATAATATTATGCCAGGGCTAGTGGGAAATATACCAAGTGCATACACTACCGTAACACCCACAGGTAGTTTACGTACGGCATATTATAACCATGCTACAACACTATTTGCTTCAGGTGACATCTCAGGCTTTGGACAGTTTTTTATGCAAGCGTCTGGGTATGCAACTCAGTGCTTTCGCATAATCAAGGACGCAACAAAAAAGAATACAACTGATTTGTCTGACTACGGCGCCAAGGTTTCAAAGCAAAGTGACATCAGTACAGGTGGATTAACTGGGTTTTTAACTGTGAACTCGCAAGAAAACTTAACAAAACTAGGCAATGATTTTATTGCTATGGGAACTGTATTTGATTACAAGGATTTGGAGTTATACGGCACAGCAAGAGGATTAGCAAAACAATTAATAGACGCAGAATTGCCTCTGTCAGACCCAATTAAAACCTGGATATCTGGTCTTAATCTAGTTGATGAAATAGATTATTATGATGAACAATATGAAGACATACTCTATGATGTACTATCTCTGATAGCAATAGACTCCTCTTTTTATCAGACATTTCAGTACACTCCCAACGAACGATTGGAAAACGTAGTTGATGTATTGTTGCCTTCGACGGCTCTACGTACATCTTCAGATTTAGTAACATTTAGTAGTTTTACCGAAGTGGCACAAGCATTAAACACATTTACATTTTTAAAACTTCAAGATAATATTGCATTTGGAAACACCATTAGGCAAGTTACCACTTCAGGACCACTTGCTAATTTAGATGTTGTTACTACTCCTATACAAACAACAACTTTTACTGCCCTGTTAGCACAACTAGGAACAGGTAGTGGGCTGTATGGACAACCAACTTTAAGAGATATTATAGGTCCTGTATCAGGCTGGCTACTTGAAGCACGTTTAACTCGTATTGCCACCGCCTTAACTGTTATAAGTGCAAGCTCAGATGGACTTAATCTAATATCAGGATATGAGCGCATCACTAATGTAGCAACAGATGTATATGGGGAACCAGACGGGTCAACACTGTCAGTAATAGTACCAGCAGGTGTTGGTGCAGGATCATATGGCTCTTATTCGGATGCTATAAGTGCTATCGAAACAGGGCTAGACGCCTACTACAACAACTTGCGTTCTTTTCTTGCGATTGGCAGTCTGGAACTCAGAGAAGCCTGCGAAACTGTACACACAGATTACGATGCTATAGCAAAACAAGTTTCAGACTCAAAGTCATTATTGTCTAAAGCTGGTATAGATACAGCACAATTCTCATCAAATAAAAACACTATTCTTGCGTTTGCCGGGTCACTTGAATCTTTCGGTGTTGATCTTGATGATCTGGGAACTAGGGATATATTGTTAGGCATGGTCGAATCAAACATAACAGGTGATGCAATCAAATCAAGTGTATACTCTGGACAAAATCAGACAGTTCTGACGACTGCGGGCATAATACCAAACGCAATGCAAGGTTGACAAGCTAGCCGAGCGGTTATATAATTACACTATATACTTACAAAAGGATGCGGAGATGAGGGTTTACGCTACACTTAGTGCAGGAATATTGAGTTTACTGGCTTTCTTAGTAGTAGTACAACAACAACAAGTACAGCATGTGGTATCACATGTACCGGTAGTCGACTTAAAGTATTATAACAAAGAGCAATTAGGGTGCCTCTACCAAAACATATACCACGAAGCACGTAATCAACCCAGAGCAGGGCAGTTGGCAGTAATGTATGTAACACTTAACCGTGTTACTGACCATCGGTATCCTAACACAATATGTGAAGTAGTGATGCAAGGTCCTCATCAACCTAGTTGGAAAAGCATAAAAAAACTAGTACCCGTCAAACATCAGTGCCAATTTAGTTGGTACTGTGATGGCAAGTCAGATACATTAATTAATTCTGCATCATTTGGTGCTATTAAGATGTTAGTGGGCGACGTATTATTGGGTAAAACACAGATGATAGACATAACTGACGGTGCAACCCATTACCATGCTACCTATGTGAGTCCATCGTGGGCCCGTACTATAACAAAGACGGTAGCAATCGAGGATCATATTTTTTACCGTTGGGAAAACTAGTACGTCAAAGTAAAGTACAAGATGTCGTCCTCATCATCTAAAAATATCAGGTATTCGCCCTGGGATCGCCAGGGAGTGTGTTGCCATGCCCAACGACCGTTGGCATGTTCCATAAACCATTTAAAGCACTTTATGGATTTTTCTTCGCCTTGTATTAAACGACAGAATCGGTAACCACCTTCGCTTGTTCTAATTCGGTGGTCTGCGAGATGCCCGGCACGTAATGTGTTAAGTATTGACATATGAATAGAATGACTGTACACTATTTACATATAAAAACTATTAGAGGGGAAAAATGACTTCAGTAATTAACAGGCTAAAAAAACGTAATCCGTATGCAAAAGAATTGCTAAATCGGCAGGGTCCTTACAAGGCTAAAGTAGAGCAAGATCGTACCAAGCATACTCGTAAAACTAAGCATAAGAACCAGGAGCTCTAATGTCAGATCAATGGGCATGTAGTGGTGGCAAAGAATCATGGGATGGACATCCATTGGTGTATATACCAAATGGTGAGTCTTGTCCTTACTGTGGAGAGAAAAAATGACTGATAAAAAACTAGATGAAGATTGGGACGATGAAGAACTTGTAGACTTTGACGAAGAACTATTGCCAGGACTACAGGACATGCTTGCCAGCATTGCGGCAAACACATACGATACTCACAAGAAGTTTTGGTATGCAGATAATATATCTCAAGAGCAACGAGACCTATACATGTATTTGCCAAGAAATCGACAAGAACATTAAATACTCATACTATGATTTTTGCCGCATTTATATTAACTGTTGCACTTGCTATTAGCGGTATTGCCGCTTTTTATAGCATTATCGGGCTTATAGCAATATTTGCCGCGGCTGCCGTACCTGTTATTGTTATGGGCGGAGCACTTGAAACTGGTAAGATTGTTGCTACAGTTTGGTTACACCAAAATTGGAAACGAATGCCGGTGGCATTCAAACTTTATCTAATACCTGCAATTGCTATATTGATGTTTGTTACCAGTATGGGTATCTTTGGTTTCTTATCCAAAGCACATATCGAACAGACTGCAATGAGCGATGAGCAACGTGCAGAAGTAACTCAGTTAGCAAGTAAAATAATCAGAAGTGAGGCTAAGATTGCTAGATGGAACACAGAACTTGGCAGACTCAGTAAAGGTGAAGATCAGCGTGTAGATAATCTGGTAGACCGGAACCAAGACACACTTAACGAAGTACGGGGACAGATTACTCAGGAAAAAGCAAATGCTCGTACTGATGCAGAGAAACAAATAGCATTACAGCAAAAGCGTTTAGAGCAAGCCTTAGATCGTAAAGACGCAGACATCAAAGCGGCACAGGTCAGAAAGACAGCAGACATTGCGGCCGCACAGGCTAGATATCAAAACTCCTTTAATAAAAAAGGGCTAGACGACGCAATAAAAGAAGCCCAGACAACTGAACTAGCAACAACAGAAACAGCAAAACGCAACGAACTAAGTGTTGCCAGCGCCGCCCAACGTGAAATTAAAAACATCAACACAACACTGAATACTCGTCTTAATACGATCGACCAAAAGTATGCTGATGGTTTAGCATCAACAAATGCTAGAATACAAAATTTGCGTAATGCCGCTACTACTAAAACAGATGACATAGACGGCAAAATAGATGAATTTGAAAACCTAGTAGATTCTGAACAGTTGGAAATAGACAAACTTAATGAAGAAATTGCTGTCTACGAAAAGGAATATCGTAAACTAGAAGCAGAAGTAGGTCCAATTAAGTATGTTGCCGCAGTAATTTACGGTGACAATCCTGATGTTAATATGTTGGAACGTGCTGTTCGTTGGGTAATTTTACTGCTGGTTGTGGTATTTGATCCATTGGCACTTACACTGATACTTGCCGCAACCAAACAATTCCAATGGGCTAGAGAGGAAAAACAGAGTCCCACACATGCACACAGAGAGTACACTAAAGAAGATGATGATCTTATGAATGAAATGTACCCTCCGAATATAGAACCTGAAGTAAAAATTGAAAGGGTCTATGTTGAGGCAAACGTAGACACTTCCATGCCTGCAGATGTAGCAGATCTAGAGGGTAACGTTAATGATAAACTAAGGAAAAAGAATAATGGCTAAGCCACAACAGGAAATTGATGGAATTTGGGCAAAGTATAAGAATACCCTGGCACAACTCAACGAGGTATTGGACGATAATGAAGCACTGAAAAATGAACTCAACGAGGCTTTGGACGAGAATGAAGCACTGAAAAGTGAACTTGATCTTGACTTTACAATGCCAGCAGATATTGCAGAACTAGAAGCAAAAATCAATTCACGTTTAGGAACAGATGCATAAGCATCAAGAAACAGTAGAGAGCATTTGGCGCAAATATCAAATAGCTCTACAGCGATTAGATAAGGCTTTAGACGAACTAGAGCGTAAGCCTAAAGAAGTCGTTGTTGAAAAGGTAGTAGAGGTGTTTGTAGAGATCGAAAAGTTTGTTGAGGTAGAAGTAGAAAAAATAAAAGAGGTTGTTAAACCTGAATACTTTAGACTAGTTAAAGAAGAACTAGGTCTACAAGCAGACAATAACGATGCTCGGTACGCTAGTAAAACAGGCTTTGGTATTAAATTTCCAGAGCACCCCAACAAAGGCGACATGTTTTTACGTGTCGACAGTAAACCAACTAAATTATTCAAATACAATGGTAATAAATGGATAGAAGTTGACAAAGATAACACAGACATTTATACTTACGATGAAGAATATTTAAAGCACTTAATAGATCGTATTAACAAAGGCGATTATACACTAGAAGAACTAACTGTAACTGAACAAGAACAACTCAAACGTTATCTAAAAAAGGAGACAGTCCTTGGTAAGTGAAATTAATATTATATCGGCACCAGACAGACTGGACAGAGACAGTAAAAAGTTTTTGTTGTTTGATATAAACATGGACGAGCTCATGGGAGTTAAGGAAACCTTTACTAACTTCGATATGAATATTGATTTTTATATATACGGAAGTTATAGCGATGATGTAAAATGGCTAAGTAAAGTTGCTGAGATTGTGGACTACACTATAGTAAACAATACACAGTTAACAGAACATATAGATTTAAAAACAGAGTTACTTAAGAGTAAAAAAGCAATCTCAACAGACAGCCAAACCGTTTTAGAACTAATTTTAGAAAGATGCCAATGAACACCAAGGATAAGCCAGAAGTAGTATGTAATTTCTGCGGCAAAAATAAAAGTGAAGTAGAAACGTTAATAATAAGCAATGATGTTGGTATTTGTGATGAATGTACAGAATTATGTACTAATATCTTAGCGAAAGAAAAACAAGATAAAATCATACCAGAATTAAAGATCGCTGAGACCCTAGACCCTGTGGGAATAAAGAAACATTTAGACGAACACATTATTGGGCAGGATGAGGCAAAAACAGCTATTGCTGTAGCCGTGGTCAATCATTATAAAAGAGTGTTTAACAATACCAACATCAAGTTGGATAAGAGTAATTTATTATTGTTTGGTCCTACGGGAACAGGCAAAACATTATTAGCTAAGACTATCGCAGAATACCTCAAGGTGCCATTTGTTATTACTGATGCAACTAGTTTAACCGAAGCTGGTTACGTGGGCGAAGATGTAGAGAACGTTATAGAGCGTTTATTAGCAGAAGCAGGATTCGATCCCAGGAAATGTGAACAGGGTATTGTGTTTATTGATGAGATAGATAAAATTGCACGTAAAGGCGAATCAAGTACTACTAGCAAGGACGTCTCAGGAGAGGGCGTTCAACAAGCACTTTTAAAGCTCGTTGAGGGCACCAAATGCAAAATATCAGTAAAAGCAAGCAAGAAAATGGTCGTTAGTGAGAGTGTAGACATAGACACAAGTAATATACTCTTTATCGCTGGTGGTGCATTTGTGGACTTAGAGAAAATTATCGAAAAACGTATCAATGCCACTGCTATTGGTTTTGGCAGCAAACTTAAAAGTAAAGGAACAGATAGAAGTCAGATTATACACGAGGACTTTGTTAAGTTTGGTATGATACCAGAATTTACGGGCAGATTTCCTGTTATAGTGCATACAAATGACTTGACACTAGACGACTATGTTGCTATACTTAAAGAGCCTAAACACAATTTATTAGCACAAATGAAATTTTACTTTGGTGTTGATAACATTAAATTAAACTTTGATAGTGGTTCATTAAGAGCCATTGCCGAAGAAGCAGTAAAATTAAAAGTAGGTGCTCGAGGACTTAAGGCTGTGTTAGAACGAATATTACAGCCTTATATGTTTGACATGGCCGAAATTAAAAAGAATCACATTAAGAGTATTACTATTACCGAAAAAGTTATTAAGGACAACAAAAAAGCAAACTTTAAATATGAAATACCAAAAAAATAATCAATTTGATGCACACCTATCAGGCACATCAGTGTTCGTTAAAGATGGTAATGTGGAAACAGCATTACGCAAACTAAAGAAAAAAGTGCAAGAAAGCGGAAAATTACAACAGGTGCAGGATAAAACTGAGTATATTAAACCAACAACTCTCCGCAAACGAAAAGCCGCCCAAGCACGTAAACGTTGGCTTAAACAACTTGCTTTGGAAAAATTACCCGAAAAGAAATATTGACTTATACAGAAAGACCCTGTATAAATAAATGTGTACAAAGGATGAACCGGAGTACATTTACCGGCACGCCGAAAGGGTGCTACAATTAATCTTGCTTAATATTAAGGAGAAAACAATGACAAGACTAACAACTCTAGACCTACCACACTTCCACAGAGCCACTATTGGCTTTGATAGACTGTTTAACGAAATGGAAAGACAATTTGCAAATAGTCCAAATGGAAATGGTTACCCCCCATACAACATAGCACAAATTAACGAAGATGAGTATATGATTTCGTTAGCAGTTGCTGGCTTTGGTATGGAGAATCTTGAGGTTACTACAGATGGTGATCAACTAAAGATTGAAGGAACTGCTCCTAAAGGAGACGAAGATGTCAACTACCTACACAAAGGTATTGGCGGCCGCAACTTCCGCAGAGAGTTCACACTCGCTGACCATGTTAAGGTAGCAAACGCTACACTTGAGTTGGGTATGTTGAATGTGCATTTAGTGCGTGAAGTACCAGACGCATTAAAACCTAAAACAATCAAGATCACTGATTCAACAGTAACCGACAGCAAATAAACAGTCTAGGGGGAGTGAAATATCTCCCCCACATATAGAAAGACAGTGATGCCAGACATAAAAGAAGTAGATTCAAAACCAGCAGTAAATGAGAAGGTTAAAGAACCGTCAATGTTTAATGTTATCTATCTAAATGATAACGAAACCACTGTAGAATTTGTAATTACCACTTTAATCTCAATATTTTCTTACGACCCAACTGATGCTACCGATATAACACAAAAAATACACGAGTATGGCAGTGCAATTGTAGCAACTTATCCATACGAAATTGCAGAACAAAAAGGCGTGGAAGTAACACTACTTGCACGTAATCATAATTTTCCGTTACAAGTAAAACTAGAAGCAGATTAATATGGATGTAATGATAGATATCGAAACTCTGGCAACTCAGCCCGACGCAGTTATACTCACAATAGGTGCGTTGAAGTTTGATCCCAAATCAAACGCTGAAGGTAACACCATTTACCATAGGCTAGATGTAGATTCTCAAATTAAAATGGGACGTCGTGTCGACGAAGACACTTGTGCTTGGTGGGGCAAACAAACACTGGCAGTTAGAGAAGAAGCTTTGGGAACGAGTAACAGAGATCCACTCGATGTGGTATTTGACAGCATATCAAGATTTATGGTTGGCGTAGATAATATATGGGCACAAGGCCCGGTATTTGATATTGCATTAATGGAGAACCTATTGCGTCAAGTTAAAAGACCTTGTCCATGGCACTACTGGCAAATTAGAGATTCTAGAACATTATTCAAATTACTCAACGAAGATCCAAGACCCAAAAATTTTGAAGGTGCGCATAATGCACTAACTGACTGTTACTATCAGGCCAAGGCAGTTCAAAAAGTTTTTAGACAACTAGGCCTTAATCGTTAAATATTGTATTAATATATAGGAAAAAACAATGACTAAGTCGCAAAAGAAAGTTGGATTTGCACTGTTAATCGCATTTTTTATATCAGCGTTAATGTTTATTGGCTGGTTAATTACTACGTCAGTGTTGGCACAAGAGTACACAGAAGATAACCCTCTTCAATTAGAAGATGGGACGGAACTAACAGGTGACATATTAGATATTACCCCACACCCTACCAGTAGATACGGCCAACTGGAGAACGACACCAAAGGCTGGCGACAAGTGGGTCATGTAGATAATAGACGATTGTATCTTAACATAGATAAAATTGAGAAAGTCACAATATATAGACACGTTTGGGTAATGTTTGAATTTACAGATGGTCCAAAAGTAATACCAGGATACGCCGTGGGTGTTATCAAAGTAGTTAGTGAAGCAACTATTGAGTGCTCAAGTGGGCTAGTGCAACCTTTGCGAGATTATTATGTTGACAAAGACTGGGTTATCAGAACACAAACAATTTATGAAACTGGACAAGCAAGGAGTTTTGCTAAAGCCAAAGGCAGTATTGCATGGGCAATGAAAGCGGTGGCATGTCATGGTGCTTCAATAGAAGATGTACAGATAGGAAAAGGCGCATGAATGTAGTTTTTACTAAGGAATCGGCAGACAAGTTAGCGGAAACTTACACAGTATTACCGTTACCCCCAATCACACAAACAGAGGGAGAAAAAACTGTCACAGTGGAACCTCACGTTATTATAGACATGGATAAAGTACCATTGCAAGAAATATCAAGTCTAGAAGAATGGTGTGGTCTACACAGAGAGGTGGTTAAGAACCATATTAAACAGGATTATAGTTTTTGTGAACAAGCCATAAGTCATCTGATGGGGAAATTTAAAGGCGAACTAGACAGTTATTATAAACACATACTAACAGAGGCGGGGAATTCATCTGATGATGTATATTGAGCAATTAGATATCCCCAGTATACCTAAGGAAGTAATATCAGAACTGTTACAAACAAATCCAGATACCGGTATATACTCTTATAAGTTTGATCCAGAGTTCAGTAATGTGGCAACGTTTAAAATTTACAACGTGGATTTGTCTCGTCTTAAAACAACGTGGTTTAAAGATAATGGACAGGACAAGTTTAACTGGATAATACAGATACTGGAAAAAGGTTCCTATCTTGTGCCTCACAGAGACGACCATAGAGACTTTACTATATCGTATATTATTGATCCTGGTGGGGATAATGTTAGTACTTGTTTTTATAAAAAATTGTTAGATAAACAATATCTACCAATTAAAGCAGTACCCAGAGACGAGATAGAACTAGTGTATTCTAAAGTATTAAAGCGTGATAAATGGTATAAGTTATCAGTACAGGAGATACACAGTGTTGAAAACTTAGAGTCTATTAGAGTATGTTTAATAAGGCAATTACCTGAAGAACCTATATTCTATGGAAATGTGCCTATTTCAAAATAGGCATAAATACATTGAATAACTAATTTAAGGATTGACCGACATGGCAAAGCAAGTATTAAGTTTAGGGGAAGGTGTTACGGTTCGTAATGTAGATTACGATTTCGAAAGTCAGACTACAAGTCAGGAAGGTGCAAACGGACATACCTACTTGGCCTTAGGGGCTGGCCCCACCGATGGGATGACCAAGACAATTACAGATAATGCTGTTGTTAGTAATGCGTTATCATATGAATTCTTGCAATTGATATATGGCGTAGGATTAAGTGTTGACTCTATAGAAATATATAAGATTCCTCAAAACTACGATGGATATCCACAAAATTCAACAACTGCTGGTGAAATGTGTGTTATTGTAGAACAATGGGGCGGGGATGCCCTGGTCACAGGATCTTATGATGTAACTGGTAAGACTGCTACTGAGCAGGGCGGCGCCTGCAATGTTTATGTTAACGATGGCGCAGGCACAGAAGAAGCAAACTGGAAATACTGTAGTGAACTTACAGCAATAGACTCAGTAACTGATAGCACACCTACCATAATGCAATTTAATCTGCCTACTAACAGCACAAATGGCGCTGGTGCAGTAGGCTGGGCAGTATGTGTGTTCCTAATAGGGGCGACTACACTGGCAGAACATCAAACAGCATTAGCTGATTACATTTAACCGTTGTTAACAAAATAAAAAGGCACGTGATGTGTCTTTTTATTCTTTGCGATGAGATATACCAGATATAAATTTCCATACCTTGACAATATAATCGATCCTGATGTTGACTTAGACAGTTTACACATTGTTTGGTCTGAGAAATATAAATCTAGGTTTGTGGTTGATTCAAAAAACCGTGCAAACCTGCCAGCCGAATACGCCTATAAAATACTTAGTGCAGACTTTTTGTCTTTTATACATAATGAGTTACCTTGGCAAATAAGTCATTTAGAGATATATCCCTTACCACCCAACACAAATTGTGTTATTGTACAAGAGGTCGTCGAAGAAAACAGAAATAATATAGGGTTGTATATGACAACAGGTGGCGTGTCATGGAATATACATGACATAACTGGTTTTAGACGTCGACAGGTTAGTAGGCCAGACTATACAACAGAAGCATGGCCCACATTTTGTGCCTTTTCTAAACCAGTAACAGATGCTGAGCCATCTGACAAGTGGCTTGATAGTAGCGAAATGCCAATTTTAGAGACATATAAAAATTGTGGTTTTATAGGGAACGGTTCTGTTCCGCATTCGTTGCGCTCAGACAACTCAGAAAAATCTGTATTTTTTATAATATCGTTTGAGATTGCTTTTGATAATAATATACCATTGCTGTATAAACAACTTGGTGATGTATTTAAAAAGTGGGCTATTTAAATTTCCATCTTTCTCTAAACTGTTTCCCTGCATTACCTGGTAATGTGTTAACACTCCCCAGTTCACCATCTATTACTTTTAAGTCAGGGTGTCTTGCATAATGCTGTTGCTTATTCTGTAACAGATTATCCGCTATTTCAAAGTTATCCAATAGCTCTTGCCAACATATATCAAATAATGTATTATAAAAGTGATTAAAGTTATAATCTAAAATAGGCAACATTTCTAGATACATCCTACGTTTGTCTGTTGCTGACAAGTTACATATACTTTTTATCTGTTTAATTACCATATCTAATCTAATAGCGGGATCTGTTTCTGTATCGTAACTCTCATCAATAAATCCGTCAAATGTCTTAAAACCATATGAACGTAAGTACTCTAAGTTGCCTGTACAGCCTAATAGCATAAACGGTTGTCTAGCAACGATAGGTTTAAATATTTTTTCGGTAAGATGATTTGTTTTTTCGTAAAAGCAGGTCTCACTGACTATATGCCAAAAACCACTTGTCCAGAGATCGTACTCTAGTTCAGCACTTGCATTGTCACGTAGGTAATTGGTCTTTTGTATCCTAAAAGTGGGACTACGCTCTGACATCTTTTTAATAAGTTTTTTATCTTGCTCTGAAATAAATGTGTTATTGTCATAGTCCTTAAGATTGTATGAAACAACACCTTCCCCTAACAGCCCTTGATCATACAGTTTTGCCACAAACAACGATCTATAAATTCTTGATTCAGAGCACAGGTTATTTAAACTTATATAACTTGCTCCTTGACTGACATCGACCCTGGGGGAAAATTTTGCACTTCTAAACCAGTCAAGACTAGCAAATGCATGATAAAAATAATACCATTTAATTAAGTTATTCTTGTTACAAAATGCATCTAACAAGGGATTATTAACCTCGCTAGTTGCCCATATATTATACTTTAAATCCCACCTGCCATCTTGTAGTTTACGCACGACGTCATACATACTTTGCGGTATCTGCGTACTAATCCCAAAAGGTTCTTGGTCATAAAAATACACATCTTCAAGTTGAAACAGTGAAGAATCTGGATACTTTAGCATGTCGTTATTTGATTCACACGTATCAAAGCTCTTTAAAGCATGCCCTTGTAAATGCTTATTTGATAACAAGTTGGCGTATAGGATGTCATAATGGTGGTCAATATTAAACATACAAGTGTTTGGGGCCTATTAAGTAGTAAATACAAATAAGTAGTATATTTGAGGATAAAAGTGAAGTACCTATTAATGTTTTTATTTATGGCCTCAGTGGCATCTGCAGACAATTTAACGTTTAATTATAAGAGCCCTGCGTTTACAGGAAACGGGTATAGTGCGCATGTGCTAACTATTGAACAGTTAGAGTCTAATAGAAGAACTGAAAACGATAAAAAAGCAAAGGCTTCGTCTGATGAATCAGAGCGAGATTTGCGAGCCACAAATACCTGGAAGTTTCAGAATAACCTGGAATCTAGGATCTACAGTCAGCTCAGTAAGCAAATTAGTGATAGCCTTTTTGGTGAGGCGGCGGCGGCAGCTGATGCTGAAGGAATAGTAACAACACCGTTTGGTGACACAGTAGCATGGTCTCGTATTGATGGTGTTATATCTGTAACAGTGTCTGACAGTAATGGGTCGATATTATCCACATTTTCTGTACCTGTAGGAGACTTTTCTTTCTAATATGAAAATCTTGATGATGTTAATGGCAACACTGTTAGTTTCAGGATGTGCAACTGTCGCTGGTAAAACATCCTTTGAAGCACCTACAATTGTACAGAGCCAAGACGAAATGTTTTATAATATCCCGCCTCCTGCACAAGGACCTATATACATTGCTGTTTATTCGTTTGAAGACAAAACAGGTCAACGTAAACCCAGTGAGCGTTTTTCAAACATATCTACAGCAGTAACACAGGGGTCGGTTGAATGGGTAATTAAAAGTCTTAAAGAAGTAGGCAACGGTGAGTGGTTTAAGGTTATTGAGCGTGTTGGCTTAGACAACCTAACTAAAGAGAGACAGATTATTAGGCAACAAAGACAAGCAGTTGACGATCAAAGTACACTTAAGCCATTAAAATATGCAGGAATTTTACTGGAAGGTGCTATAGTAGGGTACGATAGTAATATAAAAACAGGCGGTAGTGGTGCAAGATATTTAGGAATAGGATTACACCAGGAGTATAGGGAGGATGTAGTAACAGTTGCGATGCGAGTTATTTCTACTCAGACTGGTGAGGTATTAGTGGCAGTTACTGCTAGTAAGACTATTATAAGTTATGGCACTAGTCTATCAGCATTTAGATTTATTGATATGGGAACACGTGCCGTAGAGATAGAAGCTGGTAACTACACAAACGAGCCTACCACAGTTGCAGTTCAACGAGTTATTGACGCCGCAGTAATAGAAATGATTATGCAAGGCAAAGCAAATGGGTACTGGGACTTTAAAAACTCAGAGGTCACTGTATCATCTGACAGAATAGAAAATGTGTCAAAACAGCTGTCAGAGGTCGAAATGTTACAAGAAGAGTATGAAAAACAGCTAAAACTAATAGAAAAGAACCCACTTTGAAATAGTGCTATGTATTTATTTGTGCAGTATTATTTAAATAGCAATAAGTGTTATATCATCACTATGATCTGATATGTGTGGCTACATGGCCAAGGGAAGAGGAAAAATGAAAATTTTAAGAACTATTGTAGGTGCAATATTACTGATAACTTGTGGCACGGTTTTTGCGAATGACGTGTATATTGATCAGGCAGGTGATAGTTCAACAATCACAGTTATACAACAGAACGGGACTAACACAGTAAACTCGTCGGGAGATGCCGCAACACTCAGTGGTGATAGTATTACATTAAGTATTACCCAAGACGGTAATTTGAATAATGCAGACATTGAATTAGAAAATAGCGCAACTTCATCAAATGTTGATATTGATGTTCTGGGTAGCAGTAACGAAACTAACGTTAGTGTTGACGGTGCATCCAGTACAACTGTTGATATTGACATTACGGGTGATACAAACTGGGCAACAGTTTGTGGATCTAACGACAGTGCATCAGGGGTTGCAATGACTTGTACAGGCGGTATTACTGACAGTACAACTTCAAATACTATTTCGATAACAGGTGATACCAACGCTGTTAACATTGAAGCAACAGGTGCAAGTCAAACTAACACAGTAACTATTGGAGCAGATTCGTTAGACCTAAGCGATGCTAATACTGTTGACATCTTAAATGATGTTACAGGTTCAAATGTTATTCTTAACATCGACGGGCAAGACAACGATGTTGACATCACAGTTCAGTAGGACTCTATTTGCTGTAACATTTCTTATATCCTCTACAGTATTTGCAAAAGGTATAGGGAATGTTACAGAACAAACTGGGCCTGCGGAGATAAGCAGAGCAAAATCAAAACTACCTAGCGAAAAAGGTGCTGACATCTTTATGCAAGATGTTATACAGACAGCAAAGTCAAAAGTAGGCATAACTTTTGCAGATAACACCAAAATCCGCATTATCGAACAAAGTAAATTAATAGTAGATGAATTTATCTACGATCCAGGGAGTGAAACGCCAGGTAAACTAGGCATGAAAGTAGTGTTAGGCACAGTACGCTACGCATCTGGTAAAATAGCAAAAGACAATGCTGAGAATGTTAACATTCAAACACCAACTGCTACTATTGCTGTTCGAGGAACAGACTTCACAATGACTGTAGACGAGATAGGACGTAGTCTTGTTATTCTACTACCTAGTTGCCCAACTGACAATGAAGTAGACTGTTATGTGGGGGAGATTGAAGTTCTAACAGACGTGGGTGCTGTTATTATGAATCAGGCATTTCAGGCTACATTGGTAACTAGCAGTGATTCAATGCCTACTGAACCAACAATTGTTAACATTACAGAAGCATTGATTGACAATTTTCTTATTATTAGTCCACCAGAAGAAGTTAGGATAGCTCAAGAAGAGCAAGAGCGCAGTAAAGATCCACTAGACAAAGACTTATTAAAATTTGATGATTTAGACACTAACCAGTTAGACGAAGAAGATGAACTAGCAAATAATTACGAACTTGACATAAATTACTTAGATTTTGATTTCTTAGGCAATATGCTGGACTTGACCACAGTGGACTTAAACAGAGACCAATTGGAAACAAACGAGACGCTACCAACAATACAACAGTACAGTTGGATATTATGGTATGCAAACGAAGAAGAGATTTTTATGAGAAGTGAGAGACCACCTCATGTTGCTGAGATAAGTCTGGAACGAGTTATGGAAGGCAACGTAAATATTACACAGGATGACGTCCCAGCTCAAATACAAGTTCAAGGTGGTTCAGGAACAGAAATAACTATTATACAGAGTCAATAATGTTTAAAAGACTTGTCTTAATACTCTTTAGTTGGTTAATATTTGTTGCTACTCCTACATGGGCAGATTTAGATTATACCTCATATTACATAACCTCATATGCACCCAGTCTTGAATTTCCATACTACGATAACGTAGCAGGCTATAATAGTGATGGATCGAACTCAAGTCCATCTTATCTAAGCAGTGTACTCAGCACAGGAACGATGTCAGGCATAAGTGGGTATAATTGGGGTAGTGTATTAGACAGTGGTCGTTCAGATTATGTAGCATTAGAAATAACAGGATACATCACATGGCCAGGCACAGCAGGTGTATCAACAACTGTGTACTTTGGTGTAAGAGCAGATGATGGCGTGTTTATGAACATAGATGGCACTAACGTAATCCAGGACTGGCAACAACAAGGTGGTGCCACTTGGAATGCTCAAGGTTCTATTACACTTACGGGCGGGCAAGAATATCCAATTACAGTTTGGTGGTACGAGTGGGGAGGCGGTGCAGAACTTGATATCAATTACAGTTTAACTGATTATCAGTATTCTAATCAAGCAAACATACCCACAAGTTGGCTCAGTACAACTTCTACATCGAGTAGTTCTTCAGCAACGCCATCATATTCTTCTGGGCCAACTTCTGCACAACAAACTAGAATAAACTCTAATAGATCAGCTATAAGTTCAGGCTCTAGTAACGATATAGATATTAATATAACAGGTGATAGCAATGATATTTTTATTTCGCAGGCAGGTGAACCAAGTCTTTTGTTGCTAAATGTTACAGGAAACCTTAACGACATCGACATAGATCAAGATGCTAGTACGTCAGCAACCAGCTATGGGCATTATACAGAAGCTGAAATTTTAGGCGACAGTAATATACTAGACTTAACTCAAACAGGCAGTGGGAACCATACAGCATTTATTGATGTTAACGGAGATAGTAACTCAGCAACACTGATTCAGAAAGATGGGGGCAACCATTATCTACAATTGGATTTAATTGGTGACAACAATACTGCTACAATAACACAGCAAGGTGCTGGTGACCATGCGGCTACTGTTGAACTAACAGAGAGCGGTGGTAGTTGGACATTTAGTCTAGATCAGAACGGCACCAACGATAAAACATATAGTTTACCACATAGTATGAGTGATGAATCAACAACAAGCGGAACATGCTATACCAGTGCAGGATGCTCATTGACTGTAACACAAGGCGACTAAACGTCTTGACTACACGGATCTAGTGTGTTATAGTAATGCATGTCTAAAAGTTTTACAAACATTGGAGCAATAAATAGTTGCAACCGGCCTTTTCTGGCATTCAACCCGGTATACAAATTCTGCAAGTCTATGTTATAATTACTTTTAATATAGGACATAATAATGAACGAACCAAGACAATACAAGTACGTGAGCACAAAAGAATACGTTGATCAGTTTCCGTGTGCATATAGACAATGGAGAGCTGACAGTCACTGCAACGTAATACACGGTTATGCGTTTACAATGCGTTTCTTTTTTGGAACAGACGACCTAGATGTTAGAAACTGGGTTGCCGATTACGGCGGATTAACGGAACTAAAGCAAATATTACAGGATCAGTTTGACCATACGCTACTGGTTGCTGAAGACGACCCAGAAATAGAAATGTACAAGCAACTGCAAGCAAAGAAGTTGGCTAAACTAACTATCTTACCAAAACTTGGTTGCGAAGGCCTTGCAGACCAACTGTACAAATATGTAAATGGTGTGTATATCCCAGACATGTGGGGGCAAAGCGAAGCAGATAGACTTTGGTGTTACAGAGTAGAAGTACGTGAAACACAAAGCAACATGGCTTGGCGTGAGGGACACAGAGAATGGAACGAGGACTTGTATGAGTAATGCAATCACCTTGTCAGAAAATTTGTGTTATGGAAAATGGCTATTGTTTGGGCTGTAATCGTACACAAGAAGAAATAGCCAACTGGATTAGCTATACAGATGCACAACGTGACAGCATAGTACAACAACTAGAAGACAGAGAAGTATGAATCATTTTATTAGTGGATATGGATTCGATGAAATTGGACGACAGACAGTTTCATGTATAAGGAGGTGACACCATATTGATTCCGGATGGTGCGTTTCATCGAGTCCATAACACTAGTGACGATGGTGTTCTTTGAAAATATCTGAACACAAAATATTTAATTTTGTTACCCCAACCAGTGCAATAAATGTTGCTAGTGACTGGTTAGGCCACGATCACGTAAACTGGCAGTTTACTGATGATTACACAGAAGCACTAGCACAACCGTGTAAGATTGCTATGATGCCTGCATTGTTTAATTGTCCAGGCAGTTATACGTATAGAGAGAAGTTTAAAAAATACGACTTTAGCAAGTTTGATCTGGTGGTGTTAAGTGATATAGAATGTCATAGCCAAGACTATATTATAGAAGAATGCATTCAACCTGCTGGAATTAAAAACTATCTGGTTGCGGCTGGTGGGGTTACAACTGAACTAACAGACCCCGACTTTATATACAGACCTTGGTGGATGTTTCACCATCGTAACCTAAACTCTATTCAAGTGAGTAGTTATAATAAGCGTGAGTTTCTGTTTGATGCGTTATTGGGATCCCGTAAATTGCATCGTAGTTATGTAATGGCACGTTTACAACAGCGTCCAGATTTACTCTCAAACTCTATTGTAAACTATAGAGACACGTTTATTAATCATTGGGGAGACAACCCTAAGTACTTGTACGATCATGTACGAAAAACACTAGATGGCAAAGAGTTGCTGTGGCCTTACGTAAGCAAAAACTTTACAGAAGAACAACCACAAGATTTAGAACCACATCAAATAAGTGAAGTCACACCCTGGGACATATACGAAAAGACACACTACAGTATATGTTGTGAAAGTTTTGGCAACAACCCAGATGACACAAATCCTGGACCTTTCTTCCTGACAGAGAAGACTGCTAAGATGTTTATGGCGCAACGTATGTTTATAATGTTTGCACCACAGCATACGTTACGATTCATAAAAAGTCTAGGATTTGAAACTTTTGACTCGGTTATAGATGAAAGTTATGACGACATAGCAGATCCTAGAAAAAGATTTGATAGAGCATTTGACCAAGTTGAATATCTAGCTAAACAAGATCCTGCAGGAGTCTACGAAAAAGTTATGTTTATAACACAATATAACTTTTTTATGTTTATGGACCTTATTAAAAAGACCAAAGAAGCCATGCTTAACAAGTTGCTACAAAAAATAGATAACATAGAGTAAATACGTTATGTTCAAAAAAATATTGCTGAGTCCCTGGACAGCAATAATCACATTATTAATATGCGCATATATTAAAATGTCGGATCCAGGATTTGTGGAAAGTGTTAGGCTACGTTACTTCGATACTCTAATTACAAGCCAAGAACCAGTACAAAATAACATACACACTGTTAATATAGACGACCTTGCACTAACCGAAATAGGCGCATGGCCCGTGCCCAGAGACTATTATGCAGACTTAATTGTAGACCTATATAACAGGAATGCAGGGCTGGTTGTGTTAAATGTTCTCATGCCAGAAGCATCAGATCAGGACCTAGCACTAGCAGAGGCAATGGAGTCTTATCCTGTCATACTAACAAGTGTACCTAGCCAATGGAGCAAAAACACACCTAAGAAACCAGGTGCAGTGATTTTAAATCCAGAGTACATGAACACAATTATCAACTATCCTGGCATAATAGCAAACACTGAAGAGCTAGAACAACGTGCATACGGTGTTGGTATTGCTAACACATTACCAGAGATAGATGGTGTTACTAGACGCATTCCATTAGTTGCCGCAGTGGGCGAAAACTTATACCCAGGCGTACCGTTAGAGATATTAAGATCAGCCGCAGGAGACACAACCTTTCAGATCAAACTGTTTGAATACGGTGTTGAGAAAATGCGTATACCAGCCTTTGGTACTATAACTACTGATGCACTGGGACGTATCTGGATAGACTGGAGCCAACAAAGTTATAAACATAGTCTAACTAATCTGCCAGAAGATTTTGGTGGAGGCGTAGTTATTATTGGCCCAACAGCGGCAGGTACTAACCAGCCTGTAGCAACAGCATTAGGTGGCAGTTGGCCACATGAAGTACAAGCCGCAGTAGTAGGTACAATGTTCAATGGTGTAAACATTGTACGTGCTGATTGGGCAGACGGTGCAGAACTACTGGCAATTGTAGTATTAGGCTTGCTTGCTATTTTTATATCAAGTTGGACATATGGCTTTGTGCCTGTAATAGCGGTTGTTGTAGGCATTTATTATGCGGCTCAATACTATTACACAGAACAACGACTATTGTTTGACATAACAGCAATTATATTTGCCTTGGTGTTAACTTATGTGCATGCATATACAGTTAAGTTCTTAAGCGAATTTTATCAGAAGCAACAGATTAAGAAACAGTTTGGAACTTACATCAGTAAAGAGCTGGTAGCAGAATTACAGAAGCATCCTGAGAAGATGCAGTTAGGTGGTGTTACCAGAGTCATGACATTCTTGTTTTGTGATATCAGAGGATTTACCCCTATTAGTGAACAGTATAAAACAGATCCACAAGGTCTAACACGACTTATTAATAAGTTCTTAACTCCCATGACTAACATAATTATGGAGCATAGGGGAACCATAGATAAGTATATGGGAGACTGTATTATGGCGTTCTGGAATGCGCCACTGGAGATAGAAGGTCATGAACAAAAAGCAGTACTGGCGGCGCAAGACATGGTTGATGGAGTTAGGCGACTTAATGAAGAACTATCCAAAGATAATCTACTACCTATTAATATTGGTATTGGTATTAACACTGGTGCCTGCGTCGTGGGTAATATGGGTTCTGATCAAAGGTTTGATTACAGTGTACTCGGTGATGCTGTCAATCTTGGAAGCAGGCTTGAAGGCCAATCCAAATCGTACGGAGTCATCACAATCATTGGTGAAGAAACAGCAAAGTCGGTAACCGACACACAATTAATCGAACTAGACTTAATTGCTGTTAAAGGCAAAGAAGATCCAGTAACAATATACACTCCTGTAACTTCATCATTTGATGTCGAGATAAAGAAACATCAGGAGTATCTCGACGCATATAGAAACAGAGACTGGAACGAAGCTAAGAGGATTGCTGGCGGTAATAAGTTGGCCTTTTCAGGAGAACTTGAACAGTATTATGTGTTAATGAGCGAGCGTATTACGGAACTTGAAAAGTCTGACATTAACGACTTAGAGATCTGGGACGGAATTTTTAGAGCGCAAACTAAGTAGTACTACTTAAACTCTATACTTTCTAATTCTAGCGGTACTGGGTACGATAGAAACTTGTTTAACAAGTCTAAATTTAACACTTGTCCTATAATCGGATAACCAGTATACAGTTCTATCTTATCTAACCCATGTTGCTCTACAAACTCAGGAGCATGTTTAGTAAAATCAGATGTCAGTTTGTCTATATCGGCAAACTCTTCATAATTAATAGTAGCAATGTTTATACCTGGTTTAACAAACGTATGAAACTTACAGGTTTGACTGATGTTTTTGTAATCGTTTTCTAGGTAAATTTGCAAAGGCCCGTGACCCACAAACGGATTCTGCAACTTTAAATCTCCCACAGACATGCTAGTACTAAATTCTATATCGACACTGTCGAACCCGCTATCGTTGTACCACTCTATTTGTAGCCAACCCAACCTACTAGGTGCTGTGTCGTCTTGTAGTAAATGTAACCCGTAATGCAAGTCGTGTACAGTGTTATCTAGGTGTTCTGGTACACTATCAAAATCTTTGCCAACAAGACGTTCTATGTCCTTGTGCATTCGAGCAGTGTTCTCTAATGATAAGTTACTGGCATCCCATGACCAATTAAAATGTTTGTTAACCTGTTCTGCCAGTTCGCTGAGATATGCAGGTGTAAATTTTAGCCTATCTCGGTAAATGGGGAACTGTTGTTGATAGTTTGTCTGCACTAAATCGTAGTATTTTGTACCAAGTTCGGTATTAAAAATGTTACAATGTAAGGCAGGAAAGTTTTTATACTTTATGCTTAATTCCATAAAAAACGACCGTAGTTTTCTCCTACAAATCCAAAGTAATTAGTTTTATATTTGTTTTGTTCTTTCATGTGTAAGTGATGCCATTCGTCTTTGCGTTTAAGTAGTTGTTTCGCACCATCTTCCCAGTCTGTATTCAGTATTACTGGTTCGTATTGTTGTCGATATTGTTCTATCTCATCGTAGTTATCACTGTCATACTCCCAGTGTAATATTTCAAACATGTCACCTTGTCTACTTATGTACTCCAAACTAATATCTAGTCCCCATCTAGGACGTTGTTGTAGCACACGATGTATTCTACCGTCTTGTTCTGCTAAACGCCATAATTGTTTTCTGGCTTCTCCCTGATACCCTCTCCTATATAGTACGTTGCTGTGATTTAACACAACTCCAAACTTAGTTTCTGCCTGGATAAACCAGTCCGCTTTTTCGCTGGGATAACGTTCGCTGTAGATATCACCTGTATTTGCTTTAACAAGTGCTATCTCTAATTCGACAAGATCAAAACTGTTTGGATCCATTAGGTCCGTGGGATTGTCAGAAAGCATTGATGCATCACAGGGTTTTGTGTAATATCCCACGGGGTCGAGTGGTTTACTGTAAACCAGTTCTAATGTTGTCACTTCTGCGTACTGCCGTCTTTCTCTATTTCTCTTATCCTGTCTTCATTTTTACGTCTCTGTTCTTCTTCACGCATCTGTAATACAACATTTAGTTTTTGATTGAGCCTAATTAAGTCATTGTCAAGCATACGAATTCTATCAATCAACGCAATCAGCGTCGTTTGTGCTTCGCTTAGTACAGGCTTAACTTGTTCGGTCGCCCACTTCCAGACGTAAACTACAAAATATCCAAGACCAACTGCCGCAACTACGGGAAATCCGTATTGCTTTATAAGTTCTACTATATCCATTAATCTCTCCTGGCATCATTTTTCCCATCAGCTCGTGCAATGCGATCTAAGTCAGGTTTGACATGTAGAGCGTTTGACATAAGAGTATCAATTCTTATGACGTCGTGATTCATTGTACGCACACGGTTATCTAAGGCGTTAATAATACCAGTTAATCCTCGCACACTGCCCATAACTCCCTCAAGTATGAAACGTAGGCTTAGAAAAACAAAATATCCACCAGCGATAGCCGCCGCTATTGGAAAACCAAGCTCCCCAATTACTTCGAATATTTCCATTTGTAATTCCCTCACAAGTATTTAGCTGTCAGCTAAATAAAATATAGCAACTTTCAAATACAACAAATGTTAAACAAAGTACTGTTCCTAGGAACAAACGACACCAGTACAGATCAATTAGTAACAGACATAGCCAAAAACAACAACACAACTAATTATGGGTTGGTGTCTGACAGCAAATTTGTACCAGACAATTCGGGATACTATCATACCACTATAGTAGATATCTGGGCGGGTGGTATTGTTGAGGTTGCTAAGAACTTTGATAGGATTGTGTTGCTAGACCAACCTGTTGCAGTATGGAGCCATTGGAAAGCTCTACTAAGCACATATAAAATCATGGTAGAGTTAGAGAAGTTAGCGCATACCACAGAATTTAGAGATAACGAAAATATAAAAAGCATACAGTTTATGTGGGACCTGTTACAGGATAACAAGGCATTTTGTACCTATCCCTGGATGCACCTATTAGAAGAATACGGTGATGTGTTAATATGCAGTAAAAGTAAAATACCAATTAAGAAACTTGAAGACCTTGGTGATTGGCGCACTGATCCTGAGTTTGTGGAGATCAGGAACAAACTGAAAAGTGGCGAAAGAATACATAACTGTAACTTGTGTTATAAGGAAGAAGAGCTAGGCTTTGTTAGTACTAGAGTTCATGAAAGCATGGACTGGGCAGTAAAAATGAATATACAAAGTATGGAAGATTTGGAAGTAGCCCTGCCTACATATTACGAAGTTAGACCTAGTAACAAGTGTAACTTGCAATGTAGGATGTGCTGTCCTGAAAACAGTCACTTGATTGAGAAAGAATTTAAAGAAATAAAGTTTGAATATCCCAGTTATAAAAAACAATGGGGCAACTACGAACATATTGATGTAGAGAACTTGTTGCCAGGTACTAGGATATACAGCACAGGCGGTGAGCCAACTATCATACCAGAGTTCTATAACTTCTTAGACAAATGTATTACACTAGGAAGAACAGACTTAGATATCACACTAAACACAAATGGACAAAAAGTAAATGACAAGTTAATTAATCTTATGCACAAGTTTGATGAGGTAAATTTTAGTTTTAGTATTGATGGGTATGGTAAAGTAAACGATTACATACGTTGGAACAGTGTTTGGGACAAAACCGTTGCCAATGCTAAACGACTTGGAGCAGAAGGTTTCTATGTAAGTTTAGAATGTATACCTAGTCCTTGGAACATTACTAACTTACATTTACTTTATGAGTTTTATGACAGAGAGTTTCCAGGCAGTACAGTTTTCCTACAGCAGGTATACTGGCCAGACAAAACCGTTAATGTGTTTAATCATCCATTTCCAGAGTTGGTAGTAGACAGTTTAACACGAGTAACAAAAACAAATGCATATTACACAGACGCAAGAGACAACAAAAGTATAATAGACTCGTTGCTAGAGTATTATAGTAACGATCCCAAGACAGACTTGCACTGGCTAGGTAAATTTTATGAGTTTAACGACTTGCTAGATAAGTCAAGAAATGTTAAACTAGTTGATTATGTTCCTGAATTAGAAGAGGGCAGAAAATTATTATGAAGAAGATAGGGTTTATTGGATTAGGTAAATTAGGATTACCATGTGCAGAGGCCTTTGCTACGAAGTATGAAACTTCAGGCTATGATGTTGCATCTGTAACAAGTGATACTGTAACAGTGAAGGACAACATTAAGGATGTAGTAGAATCTAGCGATATAGTTTTTATTGCTGTCCCTACTCCACATGACCCTAAGTATGATGGCAGTCAACCTATTAGCCATTTAGAAAACAAAGATTTTGATTATAGTATTGTTATTGACGTATGTAAAGAAGTTAATGAACACGCTACCAAACAGCAATTGGTTGTGTTAATTAGCACAGTTTTACCCGGTACAACACGTAAAAACTTTATAAATCTGCTCTCGAACACACGCTTTATATACAACCCCTACCTTATTGCTATGGGATCAGTATCATGGGACATGGTTAACCCTGAAATGGTTATTATTGGCACAGAAGACGGGTCAGAAACTACAGACGCAAAAGAACTTATAGATGTTTATAAAGAAATAATGGAAAATGATCCACGTTACGTGGTAGGCACATGGGACGAAGCAGAAGCAATTAAAATATTTTACAATACGTTTATTAGTGTTAAGATTGGACTAGTAAACATGATACAGGATGTAGCAGAAAAGTCTGGCAACATCAATGTTGACGTTGTTACTAATGCACTAAAGCATTCTACAATGCGTATAACAGGACACAAGTATCTTACAGCAGGTATGGGAGACGCCGGACCTTGTCATCCACGTGATAACATTGCACTACGTTATATGGCACAAGAACTTGGCTTAAACTATGATTTGTTTAATGCTATCATGGATGCAAGGGAAATACAAGCACGGAATATATCAACAAGACTATGTAGACTTGCAGGAGAATATAATTTACCTATCTATATACATGGTAAGGCTTACAAGCCCAACGTACCTTACGTAGACGGTAGTTACAGTCTACTAATTGGGCATTATATTGAAAATGAGTACAACAATAAGGTAACTTACATAGATCCTCTTACCGAAGGCGATAACCCAACCAGTGTGCATGGAGTTGTCCTACTAGCACATAATCAAATAGTAACATATGGTTATGCAGGAGTTATAGAGGAACAAAAATTATATTGTGAGATAGAAGATGGCAGTATCGTAGTTGATCCTTGGCGTTCATACACAACAGACAATCCTAAAATTATGGTAGTACACTATGGCAACAGCAGAGGCAGGTAGTTCCAACATATTTTTTGTTACCCGGTTTGATAGAACGTGGTCCACAGAGCATACCATTCTTAACTATGAGAATGAATGTTTTAATGACAAATTAACAGTACAACGCTGGCAAGATCAAGGGCATATTTATAGATACTATACAGGTGACATGCACGACTCACGGAAGCCACAGCCCACGTTCGTTGAAGGACTATGCGAACAATTAGGCTGGGCGCACTGCCTAAGTAGTTTTTACTGTATGCCTCCAGGGCGTATCTTGCCAGAGCACAGAGACACCTATAAGAAGTACAGAGAACTTTTTAATGTAGATAATCCTTACAGCATATGGCGAGCAGTTATATTCTTAGAGGATTGGCAGTCAGGACACTACTTGGAAGTAGCAGATTGTCCTATTACCGGTTGGCGAGCAGGTGATTGTATTACGTGGCAGTACGATACTTCACATATAGCCGCAAATCTAGGCAGACAAAACAGATATACATTACAATTAACAGGAATCACGAATGATAGTAAACTCACACAACGAATGGGACCAGCTGAAATCGGTCATAGTTGGAACAGCGGAAAATTTACACTACCCCAACAATGACAAAGTATTCTCATTATGTGATACAATAAGCACCTGGGATAAATCTAAACAATGGCGTGGTTATATACCAGAACATGTCAGAGCTGAAACAGAAGAGGATCTGCAAGGACTAGTTGATGAGTTAGAGAAACTGGGTGTAACTGTATACAGACCCAAAGCACTAGAGTTCAGTAAGATAACTGTGGGCCATGACTGGGTTGCTGATGGGTTTAATGCGTACAACCCCAGAGACAGTCTATTAGTTGTAGGAGATACTGTTATAGAGTGTCCTATGGCGATGAGAAGTAGACAACAAGAAGTATTGTGTTATGATCACATAAGACGAGAAGCGATTAAGGATGGATGTCGTTGGATATCTGCACCTAAACCTAGATTGTTAGACAGTGAAATATTTGTAAAAAATAAAACACTACACATACCACAAGACGAACCTATATTCGATGCCGCAAATATTTTACGTTTAGGCAAAGACTTACTTTACCTTGTCAGCAACACAGGCAATAAACTTGGTGGGCAATGGTTGCAAAACATTTTAGGTAAAGATTATAGGGTACAATTTTGCCATAACCTCTATGCTTTTGCGCACATTGATAGTACAATAACAGCACTTAACGAAGAGCAGTTTGTCGTAAATGCTTCTAGAGTAAATGATGCTAACCTACCGCCTGTCTTACAAGACAAAGATATCATTTACGTAACAGAAGATATGATTGAACCTCAGACTTTCTGGCACTACCCCTACGCAAGTGCCTGGATTGCGATGAACATGCTCTCCGTTAACCCCTCTACTGTAATTATAGAAAAAACACAAACAAAATTAATGAAACTACTTAACAAACGAGGTATCGATACGGTGCCCGTGAGCTTTAGACACGCACGCACATTAGGCGGAGGGTTGCACTGTGCTACACTAGATTTATACAGGAGGTAAATATATTATGAACGATTTTACGAAATATAACGCTCTCCTGCTTAAAGCATATCAAAAATATGCAAATACAAGAGACCTTGTTTCAAAAAAACAAGACATAATTAGATCTCTGGTTACAGCACCAGAGCCTACAATTTTATTTGCTGGATTTAATCCTCTGTGTTTATTAGTAGACAACTTTGGTATTATGGAAGCAGATGAAAGTGTATTAAAGTTTTTAACAGAGCAAGATAAGACATATACAGAAGTTGATCCCACTAATACTACCCTCTGGGATTATGTTATTGCAACTGACGAATATTATACATTTGCAAAAGATGAACAGGACCAACAACAAAAAATAAATATATTAAGCGCAATAACAAAGCGTAGTCTAATAACTACTTTGCGTGATTATAAAAACATGAATCACAGAGATAAAGAATTTTCAATGCCTATTTCTGTTGTCAATGATACAGATAGAACTATATACTTAGAGTATCATATACATTGTGGAACCAAGCACTGGGACAGTCTAGTATATGAATTAGATGGTGAAGACAATCAAACACATGGGCCGTACAAGCGTATGCCTATGTATTTTAAACAGTTAGCAAAGTTTAGCATCGACGGAGGTGCTACGTCCTTTCAGGTACAGAAGAACATGATGTGGAAAGGTCTTATTCGACGAAACTTTGAACATGTAATATCAATAAACTATGATAAATGAAAATGAAATAAATCAACTATTAGCCAATGAAATAACCAAAGCAGTAAAACAAAAGATACTTCATAATGAAAATGAAATAGATCTTCTATTGGCCAATGAAGTAGCCAACGTAGTAAAACAAAAGATGCTTCTATTGGCCAATGAAGTACCCAAAGCAGTAAAACAAAAGTTACTTCAAAATGAAAATGAAATAAACCAACAGTTAGCCAATGAAATAACCAAAGCAGTAAAACAAAAGATGCTTCACGTTGACATACCACACCTGGTGTCAGAAGCAACAACACGTGAACTGGCCGACAAAATCACACATATAAAATTTCCAGAAGGCAGTATTCCTTTTGACAGCATTAGGAACAACACTGTAACGATATCTGGGAACCAAGTTAATGGTGGTATACACAAAAAATTTAAGTCTAGAGGCATAGAGGATCATGCTATAAATTGTGAACTTAGTGTCTTAGATGATAACGTAGTAGTAGAGAACACATTAGTTGCACGAAATGCCAACATAAAAGAAAATTTAATAGTGGATGGTAACTTAATTGTTCACGGAACTATTCCAGCAGACTGTAATTTCTTTATTGACATCGTGGAAGGTGTTATTTGTAGATTAGGTGAAGAATTTGACAAAGTGTTTAAACAGAGTATAGTTGATGGTGTCTTGTTTACACTTAAGAACCAAGGTATAGACGTTAGCAAAATAAGTCTGAATGGTAACGTGTTTACAGACGGGACCAGCATTGCTGGTACAGTAACGACTAGCAACTTACAGAAAGTTGGACAACTTAAAGAACTACAAGTAAAAGGTGAATCACTCTTAGCAGACACATTGTATGTTACCAAAGGTCGCATCGGAATAAACACAGTCGAACCTAGCGCATCACTGTCAGTCTGGGACGAAGAAACTGAGGTAGTAATAAAGAAGCATTCTAGACATAAAGCGTATATCGGTAGCTCAAGAGATACCACCGTGGTCTTGGGTGCTAACCGTAACGATAACATAGTACTAAACCAAGACGGCTCTGCGTCAATAGATAATTTAAAAATAGGCGGTAATAAATTCACAAGCAATCCTATACTGCCCAATGTTGAATCAGTTAAAGGGCATATTGTGTTTAACAGTCATCCAGACATAGGGAGACCAGTGGGCTGGGTTTGTTTGGGAGGAGATCGTTGGTCATCTTTCGGTAATTGTGAATGAACTTAACCTTTATTATAGGTAACGGTCAAAGTCGAAGTAACATCAGTATAGATAGACTCAGAGACTTTGGTCCAGTCTGGGGGTGTAATAGGATATACAAGGACTGGCATGTAGATAACCTTGTTGCTATTGATCAAGCCCAAGTAGAACTTATTCTCAGAGACGAGTACCATACTAAAGCAAACGTCTATACTAGAAAAAGATGGTCACCGTTGTACAATGGGGTGCCTGGGGTAAATTACATTCCTGAATTTAAAGAAGAAGGAACAAACAAGTGGCAGAAGCAGTGGCATTGGAACTCAGGACCACTTGCCATGTTCGTAGCATGTGAGCAAGGCGCAGAAATACTGTGTATGTTTGGATTTGATTTTTACGGTGTTGCTGGCAAGTCCAACAACGTTTACAAGGGATCACCAGGCTATGACAAAGCAGATCACAGAGCAGTTGATCCAGGCTTTTGGATACAGCAATTTGTTCAATTAGCTCAATGGTACCCTGATACGCAATTTGTGCAGGTACAGCCCGCTGGATGGCAAGTACCAGCTGCCTGGCACGGTGTAAGCAATCTGTCGATAGATACCCCTGAAACTTTTTTTGATACCTTAGTAGCAACTGATGCCTGATAAAGATATATTCTGCAATGTACCTTGGTACCAGGGGCATGTGTTCTGGGACGGTACCTATGGACACTGTTGTTTTTCCAACAAAGATACCACACACGGATATAATGTAAAAACTCATACAGTAAAACAATGGATAGAGTCCGACAGCATGGTGGACTTTAAGAAAGAACTACTGGGTAGTAAAAAAAGCAATAGGTGTCATGGCTGTTATCTAGAGGAAGATCAAGGACATACAAGTAAACGTCAGAACGAAAACTTAAAAAGTGCTATATGGTCAACTAAGTTTGATCAGAGTTTTAACGAGGCTCATACTAGAGACAAGTTCTTAAACCTAGACCACAGTATGTACAGAGAGTGGCATATAGACTTAGGCAATGAGTGTAACTTAGCCTGTAAGATGTGCAACTCTGATGCTAGTAGCAAAATAGAGACACTGTACAGACGTTGGGGAATGCCTGTAGAGTACACAAGCAAGAAGCTCTGGATTAACGATCCTAGAGCAGACCAATTTATAGAACAAATATGCACTACCACTAAACTAAAGCGTATACACATAATGGGAGGAGAACCTCTTATACAACCAAAGTTTAAACATTTACTAAAGACACTTAGTGAACGCAGACCAGACATCAGTTTTAGTTTTGTAAGTAATGCAACTAAATTTGACAGCAGTATACTAGAATATTTACAAAAATTTAGTAGTGTAGATGTCGAACTTAGTATAGAAACAACTGATCCAGTAAACGATTATATCAGACAAGGCAGTCGAACACAGGATGTAATTAAAGTAATAGAGCAGTGGGTAGAGCATAGATCAGAAAACTTTAATATAATTTTGCGTCCTACTCCAAGTATCTTAAGTGTTAGTAGGTATAAGAGCCTGTTAGATTTTGCATATAAACATAGACTTATTGTTATGAGTGTTATACTCAGTGATCCAGGCTATTTACGAATAAGCCTACTTCCTAAACAGTACAGACTATCTATTATAAAAGAGTTACGACAATGGAGCGACAATATAACTGTAGACATCAACGAACAAGTTGGTAACAGAGATGCTACTAGGTGGCAAGCACAACTAAAACAGGAGTGCGAGGGTATAATTAACTGTTTAGAACAGGAGCACAAACCAGGCAACGAAAAAGAATTAATAACATGGTTGCAACGTTGGGACAATGAGTATAAACTTAATGTGTTAGACTACTTGCCGGAGTTCGCAGATTTCTTTCGAGAACATGGATACAAAATACCAAACTGAAATACAAGTGACACTTGAACCTCACTATAAAACTGTGATTCCATATGTGTTTGTTAAGTTAGATGGGGAAGAACGTAGTATGGTATTAAAAGATATAGAAACTGTGACGTTCGACACACTGTTGGACATTGGTCCACATCAACTAAGCGTATGGTTTGAGAATAAAGAAAACTCAGACAGCACCACAGCAGTAGAGATAAAAGACATTACAATTCAAGGACTTACTCTAAATAGAGTAAAGTGGGCAGGTAATTATACTCCTCAATATCCTGAACCATGGGCAACAGAACAACATCAACAAGGCAATCCACTGCCTAAAGTTATACCAGGTGGACACTTCTTAGGCTGGTTAGGTACATACACACTAGACTTTGAAGTACCCACATTCACTTGGCTACACAAACTAGAAAACTTAGGTTGGCTATACACTGATTGACATAAGCAGTGAGGTGAGCACATAATAACCGTATGTTTACACAAAATCTAAAACGTATTGGGTTTGCTTGCAAGTACTTGCATCCGGACCAAACACAACCCAAAAAGTTACTGGAGGAAATCCAGCGTCCGTTGAATACCAAATCAACAACAGTTGCATGGCTTAATAGGCAAACAAAGGAAGTTGCAGAACAACGACTGTGGGATATTATGGTACACAATATACAGTCGTACTATAACCTAATAGAATACGTAGGAGGATTACCCGATGCATTACGAATGGTCAGACTTGGCAGTGATTGCCTTCCAGTATATACTCATGATCAATGGTCTTATTACTGGCGGTTACCTGACGTACGTCAGTACTGTGGAACTTATTTGGCAAAAGTCGGTGACTTGGCTCGTCTTTTGGATGTTAGGCTTAGTATGCACCCTGGCCAGTTTACTGTACTTGCTAGCGATAACCCGGATATTGTTGATCGCAGTATAGAAGAATTTGAATATCACGCTGACATGATACGGTGGATGGGGTACGGTAAACAGTTTCAAGACTTTAAATGTAATGTACACATTGCAGGCCGCAACGGTCCAGCTGGCATCAAAGCATCCCTCAAGCGACTCTCGCAAGAAGCTCGAAACGTAATTACAATCGAAAACGACGAAAACAAATGGGGAATCGCAGACAGCCTCGAACTTGCAGACGACCTCGCTTTGGTGCTAGATGTACACCATCACCTGTGCCGTGAAAACGAATACATTTTACCAAACGACGATAGATTTAAACGCATAGTAGATTCTTGGAGAGGGGTACGCCCTGCAATACATTATTCGTATAGTAGAGATACTGCACTATCCGACGGATTTGCACACGACACTGTGCCTGACTTTTCAGCGTTACTAGAAGCTGGCCACAAGAAAAGCAAACTACGAGCACATAGTGATTGGTATCCTAATGCAAAGGTAAATGATTATGCACTTGGCTTCCTAGAACATGCAGATATTATGGCGGAGGTAAAATATAAAAACCTTGCATCTATTGATTTATACAACTATGCTGTTAAGACTGGAGTCTTTTCTTTGCCCAGTACACCAGCGACGCTTGACGTCTTTTCTCAAGAGTCGCAGGAGACTGCTTCCGCCCTTTGTTAGCGTTACCGTAGTACGAACTTGCTTCTTTTGACAAGAACATATGTTATGTGCTATAACTATGTATAATATTTATTTATTGCGGTACAGAATAATGCTGTACTACAGGGTTCTTTTATTACAATAACTATAAGGAGGATACAAACAAAAGGAAGTTGCAGAACAAGGCACAAACAAATAAGGAGAAAACAACATGAACAAAGATATGAACTTTGAAAACATGAACATCGAAGAAACAAAGAAAGAAGCAGATCAAGGTCATGCCACGGCTAAACAATCTTTAAAAGGAATGCCCGGTGAATTTATATGAGATACACAAAACAATGAGGAAAAAATGAATATGTTTAAATATCCAGTCACTTTAACGAAAGAT